GAAAGGCGGAGCGTCTGATGGGAGGGATGGCGAAGCAGGTGCGGTAATTACGGGTCTTGCTTAAAGGAAAGAGATGCGTGATGCTATGAAAGCAGAAATCGCAAAATACGAAGAGGGCGGTTCCGTAACAGGAGGCGACAAAGGAAAGAAAAAACCAGGTGGTGGTTCAACCGACATGGGCAAAGACCCAATGGATCCAGAAGTGGTTGGTAAGACTGTTAGTTTTGGCTTTGGTGACCAAGACGAATACGAGACTCATGGATATATGGCTGATGGTGTAAGTGCAGAAGACTTTGAAAATGCTCAACTTGAAATCGGAAAAGGTATTGCTCAACGCCTGTTAGGTAATCAACCAGGAATGGATAAAATTGTTAATGCTGCTATTACAGGAGACAAGTCTGGATTAGATGCCTCACAGAAAAAATTGCTTCAAGTTCTATATAAAAAGGGCTTTTCTAGTACTTTAGGCAACCAGCTCTACGACAAAGGTGTTCTCGTAAGCGACTATCGAAACACGAGAACGCGCGATAGAGTAAGTCCAGAGATGAAGGCTGCTATGGAAGAGCGTGGTCTTACATTCACCACGGATCGACCGGGACTAAACGCTGTATACACAGTTGGTAAGGCGAAATAAAAAGAGGGGCGTTAGCCCCTCTTCTTTTTGATACCGATCAGTCAAACCAAAAAACCTATTAATCGGTATCCACCCTAAAACAACTATTGATTTACCGCAATTCCCTTTTGCATGATGTCGCCTACAATTTCGTAGTAACCTTCTTGCTCTTTTTCAATTACGGCTAGAATCACGACCCAATCATCGTAATCAAATTCTCTTGCTACTATAAGCTCCTCCCATAATAAAGGAGCATTACTCCAACTTTCACAAGACTCAAATAGATCGTTTTGTAAACTAATCAAATCATCAGCACTAGATACATCGTATCTGTACCAGCCCTCTTTGTAAAAGGTGGTTTCGATGTTTGTAGCATCAAATACTTCTTGGATTCTCGATGGGACTTCTTGTCCCTTTGCTGTTACTCCTAGGAAAATTAGGACAGCCAACATCATTCTTTTCATGATTATTGAATTTAATTGGTTAATTATATTAACAATACTAACACTTCTTTTCCACATATACAACCCCCCAACCAAAAAAATTATATTAATAGGTATATTTGTATCATAATTTAAATATATCCATATGGCTAGTTCAATTCAATCTTCACTTGAGCAGGCAGCATCTGCAATGGGAGTCGAGATTAGTGACACTCCAAACTTTGAATCAGATGCTCAACCTCAAGAGTCGCAACCACAAGAAGTAAATGAAGTACAGGAAGAAGTACAAGAAAGCGTACAAGAGCCTGTGCAAGAAGATATTGAGCAACCCGTTGCTGAAACGGAAAGTTCTTTGACAAACGAGGTAGACGAAGATGTAGATGTTGACTCACTTATGCTACAATACTACAATGAGAAATTCGGCGTAGAACATAGTTCGTGGGAAGACATTCAATCTAGTACACCTCAACCAGAGCCAAATGAGTTGCCAGAAGCAATTAAGGTTATTGCCGATTTTGTAGAGCAAACGGGTCGAAGCCCCGAAGACTGGTTCCGCTACCAACAACTTAACCCATCCGAAATGGATGACATGACAGTAGTGCGTATTAGTCTAGCCCAACAGAATCCTGATCTTAATCAATCTGAACTAGACCTTTTGATTTCAAGGAAGTACAAACTTGATGAAAATCGTTTTGAGAACGATGAGATTGAGTTTTCTAAATTGCAATTGAAACTAGATGCGAAGGCTGCACGCAAGGAGATCGACAATGTCCGAAATGGATTCAAGCTCCCCGTACAGCAAGAGACTGCTCAAGAGGCTGAAAGTCCAATAGATGACTCGTGGATTTCGTCTATGTCTAGCACTGTAGATAATATCGAAGGCTTGACATTTGAATTAGGCAAGGGTGATGAATTTACCTTTACTTTAAAAGACGATTACAAGAATCAACTAAAGGACAAAAACTCTCGACTTGATGAGTTCTTTGACCCTTATGTAAATGATCAGGGGGAGTGGAATCATGAATTGTTGAGTTCTCATAGAGCGGTTATCGATAATATCGAAGGCATTGTTCGTGCTGCCTACCAATATGGTTTAGGTAAGGGACAAAAGAAAATCGTTCAGAGAGCAGCAAACATTGATGCTACATCACCTAATCAACAAACTAAAGGAGAGACTAATCAATTAGAGAACCAAATCATGAACGCCCTCTTCAAGAATGACGGCATGATGAGATTTAAATAATTGTTTAAGGCTAAAATAATATAACATGGCTTTTTCTATTTCAGGTGCATATAGTGATGCAGACAGCCCAGGACAGGGTGCTATTCGCCGTGCAACGATTGACAAGTATTCAGCGTTGGGCGACTTTATTGATGAAATCAACAAGCCCGATAATCGTGACTTGTTGGTAAAAACTTTTGGTGACCAAGGTATTACTGGTTTCCTAAAGTTGACTGGTGCCGTTAAGGCAGCAGGTACTAACGACAAAGTACAATGGTGGGAAGAGACTCGTCTTCACACTGTACAAAAGTACTCTATCTCTTCTGATGTTGCTGCGGCAAAATCGCAAACAATCGCAAAGGGTGGTTCTAACAACTTGGTTGTTCGTGTAGGTGACATCCTTTTGATGGGTTCTAACAAACGTGCTTATGTTTCTGCCGTTGCTGCTGATAGCTCGACTTTCACAGTTAAGGCGTTGTTGGATGCTAACTTGGATGCATTAGATGGTACTCCAGCATCTTCAGGTTCTTTCCCAATCGTTGGTAACTTGTACGCACAAGGTACTGATCAACCAGGTACTTTCTTCGAAAGCAATGTAACGCTTCGTACGAATGAGTACATGATTATGAAAGATACCTACAAAGTTTCAGGTTCTCAAGCAACTAACATTGGTTGGATTAACTTGGGTAATGGAGACTACCGCTGGTACTTGAAGAATGAGGCAGACACTCGTCAGCGTTTCATGGACAAGCGTGAAATGATGATGTTGTTGGGTCAAAAAGTAACTTCTACAGATTCTGCTTTGAGCGGTATCTCTGGATCAGAAGGTTACTTCGCAGCAATCGCTGATCGTGGTATCAACATCTCTGGTGGTGCTATGACTGCATTGACTTCATTTGACTCTTTGGTTAAAGAATTCGATAAGCAAGGTGCTAACGCAGAGTACGCTCTATATGTTAACCGCACACAAGACTTGGCTATCGATGACTTGTTGGCTAAAGGTAACGCTTCTTCATTGACTTCTGGTATTGCAACTCAATACGGAGCATTCAACAACGATAAGGACATGGCTGTACAGTTAGGTTTCAAATCGTTCCAGCGTGGTGGTTACACATTCCACAAGCATGATTGGAAATTGTTGAACGATCCAACATTGTTGGGTAGCCTATCAGGTGAAGATAGCTCACAACACTATGTAGGTGCTGCTATTCCACTAGCGACTGTGGTTGACCCACAAACTGGTGACCGCAACCCATCTTTGGAGATGAACTACAAGGCTTCTAACGGATACTCTCGTGAAATGGAACACTGGATTACAGGTTCTGTTTTAGGTGCTAGTACTGATGGAAATGACTTTGCACAGTTCAACTACCGCTCTGAAGTATGTTTGGTAACTCGTGGTGCTAACCGCCACGCATTGATTACTGCATAATCAACTCTATAGGATCGGGGAAGGGCAACCTTCCCTGATCTTTTTATTTATTGGTATAATTTAATTCTATTTAATCATGGCAGCAACTGCTCAAAAGAAAGGTCCAGGGCGACCTAAAAAAAATACAACAGTCGATCTGACTGAAACATCAACTCCATCTGTAAGCATTCCTCATAAGGAGTGGGAGAAAAAAGACAAAGTTTTTCGTGTTCTACAAGGCGGTGGTATAGTATACTCACTACCCCAAGATGGTGTGACTATCTTTGACGAAGAGACAAACACAGTTCGTGAGATGCGTTATTGTCCAAACGAGCAATCTATTTGGCGAGACGAACAAAGCGAATATGCAAAGAGAGAACACATCATGTTCTATGATGGACTTCTTTATGTCTCTTACACAAAGCCTAACCTTATGGAATTCCTTGAGCGTCATCCCGGCAACGAAGCCAACGGAGGAAGTCGCTTTGCGGTTATTGACAACGAAAAGTCTGCTCAAGAAGAGTTGACTAACGAGTTCCAACTGCTCGATGCTATTCAATTAGTTAGAGATAAAAACATAGAAGACCTACTCCCGATAGCGTTGTTCTATAATATTGGAATCAATCGTCCTTCTAGTGAAATTCGTTTTGACTTGTTACAACAAGCCCGATCGAACCCATCAGACTTTGTTAGGTCATTTGACAATCCAATGGTACGCACACGATCAGTGGTTAAAACTGCCGAGATGTATCAAATCATCAAGTGTGATGAGAATGGTACATACTGGTTTGATAGCGGTCGCTTAATCGTGTCTACACCTGTTGGTCAAGATAGTATCGATGTGATGTCTAAATTCTGTCTTACGGACAAAGGCTCAATAGTTTTTGGTGAGCTTGAACAAAAGGTATCTAGATTATAGTAGAGATAATTTCACACAAAGCATTTAAAGACTTTAGCATTACCTTTCTGCTATATGGGGGGCGGTCAATACCGCCCCTTTCTTTTTGGTATATTTGTAAAACAATATATCACAGGTATGGCTAGTGTCAATGTCGTTTATAATACATTAAAAGATTTAGCGAATAAAGAGCAAAAGGGATTTGTAACACCTAGTGTGTTCAACAACTTTGCAGCAATCGCACAGGTCAATGTCTTCAAAGATATCTACGCTTCTTCAAGCAAGGGGCTTGTGGATAGGGTAAGGCGTATAGACCCATCACGGAATCTTTCCAAGATAAACAATGTAAAGGAAGACCTATCGGTTTTTTCTAAAACATCAACTATTTCAAAATCTAACGGAGTATTCTCAAAGCCCGATGATATGCTATATATTATTGGGGTAAGTACTAGTGGAGCAGTTTTGTTTGGTCAAAGCACTCGTACTAATGTAGAGATACTTTATGACGAATCGAAAATCGATCATATCCTCAAAAGCGACTTGTCGGCTCCTAGTGATAACCATCCTATTGCATTGGTGTCTAGCGACATAGAGGTCTTCCCTTCAACTATAAATAAAATTAGGTTGTCGTATTACAAGTTCCCTCAAGGTGTTGTTCCAAACACCGGGGCTAAATCTGCGTCATTACCTAACTACCAATACAATACTTCAAGTGGTGTTCATGTATTTGATGCTGCAAATAGTATTGACTTCGAACTGCCCGATCACTATGTACCAGAACTAGTGAATGAGTTGGCTAAACTAATAGGTATCAACTTAAGAGATAAGGATGTCTATGGATATGGTCAGGCAGAAACACTTCAAAAAAAGGCTAAATAATGGCTCGTAATTATACAACACTAGATCAGATTGTTTCGGACTACATTATTACCATGGAAGGTGACGACTATGCTAACAATGTTTCCGACACATTGATTCGCACATATGCAAAGCGTGGTATTCGAGAGATGGGCTTCGATATGTCAAAGCGTATCCGCTCATTGAAACTATCGGTCAATAAAACCAACGAGACTGTAGAACTCCCCGATGATTATGTAGACCTTATCAAAATCGGTGTTATCGGTGCTGATGGTCTCGTATATGTATATGGTGAAAATAGAAACTTACATATTGCTCAAAAGTATGATGTTGCCTCTGGTAGCGACCTTCTCGCAGCCAATGCAACCGATAGTGATAGCGATGGGGTCTACGATCGGGTAGATGTCGATAGCCCTAGTGTAGAGTATGATGGTCTTCGTGGCTATGACTCTTATGTGTTTAGAAACTATTTGTATGAAAACACCATGGGTGGACTATATGGTCTAGGTGGTGGTGTTTATACGGGTGAGTACCGAATTAACCTTGATCAGAATCGCATTGAATTAAGTGCTATGGATGAGGTAAGCGAGGTTGTTATGGAATATGTTTGTGATGAAGCTCGTAGTAAAAACCCTAGTGTTCATGTTTTCATGGAGTCGGCGTTGAGGTCGTACATCTACTTAAAGAGTATAGAGAAGAAATCTTCTGTGCCTCTTGGAGAGAAAGCTCGTGCAAGACAAGAATACTACAACGAAAGAAGACTTGCTAATTCTAGAATGAAAGCCTTCGGTAAAGACGAAGCACTTAAAACTATTCGTAAGAACTTTAAGCAGTCGCCTAAATTCTAATGATAAACAAGATTGTACCACAATATCTCAATAAGTCGGACGATGAAAAACTCGTCAAACAAGTTGAGATGACAAACGCAGAAAATATCCGCATCTCGGCAGATGATGATGGGGATGCTGGTATTGTCAAGACTATTAAAGGGAACTCTAATATTAGAGCAAAAGCCGGGGCGGATCAATTCGTTGTTGAGCAAGGAATATACTCTGTGGTTGGTCAAGTAGCAATCCCTAAAAAGCAAGAGGTTATCTACTTTGTTCGTGCAAAGACTCCAAACACAAACGGAGGTATCGATAGTATTTATCGTTATAATATCGAAAGCGCAGACTACGAACTGCTCTTTAGAAGTAGTGTACTTAACTTTCAAGCGGACACGCTGATCGAAGCGGATGTTACATTTAATGACCAAGACGAAACCCTTGTATATTTTACGGATGGTCACAATCCACCACGAAAAATAAATATAGATCGGGTTGTCGCTAACAAGAGCGATATATGGAGTGATGCGGATGGTGTTGACTATTACACCGATGACGAGCGTAAGGAGTTCCTAGAGGTATGCAAATCACCACCGCTCGTACCAATTACATTCGATTACTCTACGGACTCGAATTACAAGCAAAACAATGTTGATAAGAAGTCTTTCCAATTTGCTTATCAATACATTTATAAAGACGGAGAGGTAAGTGCTATATCCACTTATTCTAAACTAGCAATCAACCCCAACACATATGGGGAAGGGATTGTCAATTCTAACTTCGTAATCTTCAACAATAAGATTACCTTGACTTTTACGAGTGGGGACTCGGAGGTTGAGAAGGTGCGTATACTTGCACGACAAGGGGGATCAGTTACATTCTATAAACTTGGAGAGGTAGATAACCCGTCTACATCTACAGGTACATTTGTATTTAGAAACGATGGTTCCTACCCTGCCGTATCAAACCTTCAAGTCGATAAAATATATGACAATGTTCCACTCAAGGCACACGCCCAATCTATATCAGGCAACCGCCTTATGTATGGCGACTACATTGAGGGGTTTGACAATATATCGGTCGATGTAGAATCTTCGGTAGTATACAGGGATGTAGAAGACCCAGGGGTTATTACTGCTAGTATTGAGAACCCTTCTTCAGGTGGTCCAGTACACATCTTGCTTGATGGTACATCAATGGAAAGCTCGTATGATGCAGGAGCAGTTATTGCTATTCGTGTTGTGTTGACTTCAACAGCGGGTGGTATTATCAAGGTGCGTAAAAATTCTTCGGGACATCTATTTACCGATGACTTCGTAAACTCTAATCTAAACTTTGATTTTGGTATCGGTAAGTACAATGATACTAACTACCCAATAGATGTTCCTTTTGCTAGTAAGTCTATTACTCTAGATGCATCTATACTTCTAGGTAGTACGATGACAAAGGATGAAATTTTAGATGACATTGCAAGTCAATTTGAATCTACCGATGACATCACCTATTCTCATACGGAATCAATTGTTGGGAGAGATGCAGTAATCACCGCTGTCACAACCGACACTAGTCCTTCTTCAATTGCCGTTGGCGATGCAATTGAAATTGGATTAGACTTCCCTAGCGTAGTAATTGAGTTTGACGAAGACACTTCTTATAGTGTAAGTGGGAAAAGAAAGATCGACCTAGACATAACAACACTTCAAGCCAAGGTTAGTGTAGATGCTCAAAGTAGAAGAGTTATTCAATATAACGGAGGTAACGCTTCGGGACATGATACGAGAACGCCACAAGCACAATCTATTGCAGTAGCCAATATTTATCATGTTAGCAAAACAGGATTTACTTTACCTGCTACATTTAATTATGCATACGAGGCGGGTGTTACCTCTTTTAAATCAAGTGCAATACATAACTTTGGTATTGTATACTACGATGAAAAGGGAAGGTCTTCATTTGTACAAAAGATTGATGGCGTGTATGTCGCTGGGTACGGAGAGACTGCTCGTGGTAGTAACAAGGGTGCTGTACAAGTAAATCTTAAGATTAAACACAACCCACCATCGTGGGCGAAGAAGTATCAAGTTGTATACGGAGGTAATCAAACGTATTCAGACTTTATACAGTATAGTGTAGCCGGGGCGCATTACAAAGGCAATCTTATATACCTTGATTTATTCCCTCTTGAAGGAAAAGATAAGAGCTATAACAAAGAAAAAAAGAGTGATTTAGAATACACCTTTAAAGAAGGAGATGTCCTTCGTGTTATCTCTTATTATGATAGTAGCCAAAACCGACAATATGTAGACGGATATACCTTTGGTGTTATTAGAAAAGAAGTTGTTACTACCGATACCGATGTTAATCCAAACCGAGCATCAACCTTTGTAGTCATACGAGACGAGGACTATGGTACAAAATCTCTTGACGACTTCAACCTTGACGATGTAAAGACGGGTAATGACATTTGGGGTCAACGAGTTATTGTAGAAATAGTGTCGCCAAAAACAGTTGAGAATGATACTGTATACTACGAGATAGGTGAATCGTATGATATTACAAGTGGGGCGCATGTAGGAGATAGTACCGATGGAGGATATCCTGTGGTAGAACTAATTCAAGGTGATGTTTACTTTAAACCTAGAGAAATACTTCTAGCACCATATGACACCGCAAACTCCGAGTACGATGAAGACGACTACGCTAACTTTGAGTATGACACTCTCTATGTAGAGTCAGATTCATATAGCGACTTCCTAGACTCGGATTATACGAGCAAAGGTAGACCTCATGCTATATTAGAGGATGCTCGTGAAGTACGCCGTAGGTCAAGTATTACTTACTCTGATCCATATGTAATGGATAGTAGTGTGCTTACCCTTTCGTCTTTCAATCCTTCTACGGCAAACTTTATGGATTATGATGTTCGTCATGGGAAGATCGATAAACTAATTGATCAGACCGATAGACTGTACATCTTCCAAGAACACAAGGTGGGATTTGCGCCTATCAATAGAAACCTCTTACAAACCCTTTCAGACAACAATGTTGTTGTTAGTAATAATGTATTAGGTTCGGCATCTTATTACGCAGGCAACTTTGGTTCGAGTGGATACCCTGGTGGAATCGTTGAGCGGTTCGGTGTCATGTACTATGTAGATGTAAAGGCACAAAAGGTAATTCGCATATCTCGTGATGGTATTACTCCGATTAGTGACAAGAGCATGGATGCCTTCTTTGATAAAGAACTGTCCTCTTATCTTGCACAAACAGGTAAGACGGAATACGACATCGTTGCAGGGTATGACCCCGATAATGACGAGTACATTCTTACAATAAAAAGCCGTGGGTCGTTCACTTCGTTTACCATAGCATATGACCATAAAAGAGGGGTGTGGACATCGTTCTATTCCTTCAAGCCTGATCTATATGCAAACATCAACGATAAGTTCTTGTCGTTTAATGGTGGAGGTACAAGTGGTGCATACCAAGAGGTATTGTGGGAACATGGTACTAACTCTAGTTATGGTAAGTTCTATGGGACAAACTTCCCGGCAAAGTTGTCGGTAGTTGCTAACATTGACCCTAGTTCTGTAAAATCATATGATGCTATTAGCCTAGAGGGTAACAAGTCTTGGTCGGCTATCTTGTCTACTACGGATCAGCAAACCACCATTGCTACTGCGGACTATGATGAGCGTGAGCGAGAGTTTGTAGCATTCGTGCCTAGAGATACGCAAAACTCTACGGCTAACTATATTGTAGTTGGTACAGTAGACTCTGTTGACTCGGCGAATACGGGTGTAACATTTAAGAATAAAATCAATACACAACCGCTCCCGATCGGTGCGGATTTGTATTATGACAATAGCGGTACACTTACAAGCCTATCGCAAACATTATCAAGTGTAGACTCCTCAAAAAAACTCACTGCTAGTGGGAATGTTTCTGCACTTTCGGAAGATGATGTGGTAGTGCTTAAGCTCACCGCTAAAGATGAGGGCGATCAGTTGAGAGACAACTTCTGTAAGATGGATTTTGAATCTGATCACTACTCCTCAAAAGTAGAATTATTTGCCGTGAATATGCACTTTAATAATGAAAGTCTTCACAGCAGTTTAGGGCGACCAAGTGTTGCAAAGAAATAATTAACTTTGTAAATTAGGAAGATTATGTTTGCGCCCACACCAAATACAACATCAACAAGTAAAACAGGAATAGGTATGGATCCATTTACACTTGCTGCACTAGGAATATCAGCGGGAACATCTATAGCACAATATGTTCAAGGTAGGGGTATTGCTAAAGATGCAGAAAAAAGATCAGAAGAATTAAGAAATCAGGGTATTCCAAAAATGGAAACCCCAGAGGCGTACTTTGACCTATTTGAATTAGCCAAAGAAAATCAAGCGGAAAACCTCGCTATTGAAAATGCTAAAAGCAACTTTGCTACAACAGTAGATACATTGTCACAAGGCGGTGGTTCTCGTGGTCTTATAGGTGGTCTTAATACTTCCGCAAGACAAAACACTGCCGACATCTATGGGCTTGAAGCACAAAAGGGCAAGAACATACAAAACGCTCTTAAAACACTAGCCGATGCCGAAGCCCGTACCGAACAGTTTAATGTGGGTAACGAAGCCAACTTGTTCTTTAACGACCTTGCTCAAGCGGATGCTTCCTTCAACGCAGGCAAACAAATGCAAGCAGGTGCGATTAGTAATTTTGGCGCAACCGCTGCTCAAGGGCTTTTAGCAGAGGCGCAAATGAAAAACGCTCTAGAGATTGCTAAACTTAAAAAGGAAAATGGCGGTAAAATTGCTAAAGAAGGAATGAAGACCCCGGGTGAGTTTGACCACGACACAAATCCTATAGACCTAGTTCAAGACGGCAAGAAAGTTGGTGAGGCTACAGGCGGTGAATATATTTTTAACCCAGAGCAATCGGATAAGATTAGAGAACTAGCCGAAAAAGAAAAGTCTCCACTTTCTAGATATGTAATAGGACTGCTCAACCGATTTGATAAAGAAGCAAGACGCAGATGAGTTTAGTTACAAAACCACTTGATTATTCTTCTGCTACCTCTAAAGCCACTATAGAGGGTATTCGTGGTAATATTCAAGCACAACAACAAAATATAGCGTTGCTACAACAAGAGCAGAAACGCCGTGATCAGATTGTGTCTCGTATTGAGGGGCAGTTTGCTTCTATGCAAGGTAACATGATGAACCTTGATGACGAAAGTAAGCGTGTCTTCCAAGAGGGTTTTATGAAAGCCTATGAAACAGAGCTAGAAAATTGGTCAAACGATCCGAGTCAAGACAATCTCAATCGACTAAATGTTATTGTTGCTCAAGGTAAACAGTTCCTTGATGTGGCTCGTGGAGGATACACCTCTGATAACCAAACATTGATTAGAAGTCAAGCCAACTCAAACAACTTTCAAGAAACCCCTGATCAAATGCAAGAACGCTTTGATAACAAGTGGGGTACATTAGACGATGTTCGTTACAACGAGGAAACCATGCAGGTTGAGATAATCGACTCTCAAAACGGAGTTAGCAACTACTCTTCGGTGTTTAGTGGAAGATATAAACCGAGCCAAGAAACTGCTCTAGTATTTAGCCCAGTAGACTCTTATCGTTTTGAAACACCTCAAGCTTTTGGCGCAAGAACGGGTCGTGCATTTATTAGCGCGGGTAAGATGAGCGAGTTTGGAGACTTCTTTGACTTACAAGTACAGGCTGATCCAAAGGGTCTTGGAAGAAGTGTTGTTGAGTCTTACGCTGCAAACCATGAAATGTCACCAGAGGAAGTAAGGTCTAACCCAAAACTTTTGGAACTTGCTAAACAAGAATACCTAGAAGTTTCTAATGGGACAATGGTAGGTATGAAAGCAGAAGATGACAGAAGACGAGCAGAGGCTGTTTCTAGAAGTAGAACCAATAAATTTTCAGGTACATACACCCAGACTCTTGATGGGACAAACTATGAAATGAAACAACTTGCTTCACCTATGACACTCAAGATAGAGGGTGCGGAAGTAAATGGTTCAAGACCAATAGAGACTGTAAGGGTTACGGGTTTTTATCATAAGGCAGGAACACTAGTGGTTGACCTTCAAGAAAAAACAACTCAAATTACAGACATGAGTGGTATGCCTTTATCTCCTAACAGCGAAGAGTATAAAGAAGCAATACAAGACATTCAAACAAATAATTCCAACAATAGAGGTATTAGTTATCAAGTTAAGACCGAGGAGCGTGGAGTTACAAAACAAATTACTGATGTAGATGAATTTGATTCTTACATCAGACAACTTGGAAACCTAGTAAAGTAAAGGCATGGACGAAGAAATTCTAGAATATTTAAGAAGTCAATTTGGTGATGACTACTTCGACCTTGAAGACCAAGGTCAACTTCAAGAATATGAAAACAATATCCTTCGTGGTGGTTTAAGCCAAGGATTCGACCTTGTACAATTAAGAAGTGCAATGGGCGAAATTCGTAATGAACTGATCCAAAAAAAAAAAGACGAGGAAGCATCTGCCATTGCTGCAAGGGGTCGGGGTTACACGGATGCGGACGGGAACTTTCAACCTCTAGATTTTTCCAATTCAAACTCGGAAGACTCACCATATGCTGGAGGTCTAGGGTTTAACTATAGTGGGCAGTATAGTCCAGGGGTTATCGATGAAGAAGCAACCTCTAATGCTCAACAACAATGGTTTGACGATTGGAATAGTAAGTATCGAGCCAACCCACTAGAACTTCAAAGAAGCAACCCATTACTTTTTGAACAACTAACGGCGGACAATCCGTTCCCCGAAACTATATACGCAGAAGACAGAGAAGCGGAAGCATTTGCTGAAAATCAGCGAATGGATGAACTTGGTGTTTATGAAAGTGTTGAGGATATATCTGCCAAACAATTAGTTGACCTTTATCAATATTACGGGTATTCAGAAGAGGCATCTCAAAACGCAGCGGGTAGTATTATAAAAGATGCTAGAGAAAAAGGCATGACTATCAATGCCTACACCGACAACTTGTTTATTCAGGGTTTTGATAGAGATCGGGTTGCACAGTTTGGTGATAATATGACGATAGAAAATAGAGAGAGGTTTTATACTTCTCCTATGTCATTTCAAGCAGCCAAGCAAGAAGGTCTTTTTGTTGCAAATTGGTTAGACAAAGGTTTAACTGAAGACGAGATGTATAGTGCAGCCGAAGAACTCGGAGTAAAACTACATAGTCATAATGCGTTTCACGAGGACTTCCTTACACCAGGTGAGGACTACTTTTCTTTTTGGCTTATTGACGAAGAGAACGCTCCCGGCGATGAGACAGGGGTCGGCAAAGATTTAGTGCGCTTTTACAATCGTGCTATCATTAGTAGAATGCAGTCAGATATGCTTGACCCAATCTCTAGTTTTTTGCATGAGATCGATTATGAGCGTTTAGCATACTATCAAAAGTTGATGCGTGATAACCAGCAAGTAGGTTGGGACACAGATAATGCTTTCCTCACTGGTCTTGACACTGTAATATCTAGTGTTATTTCTCCTATTTTTGAATCTGCCGTTGCCTTGACGACAGGTGTTTTTGCGGATGCTTATAACCTTTCTTTTATCGCGGGTGTTGGTGCTGTAACTGAAGGGGCGGGGATTTCTACCGCAATCAAAATGCTATATGGTAAGGAAGGTCTTGCCCTTGAGTATTCTTCTAAAGTACTAGAGGTTTTCCAAGAACTTGGTTACGACACTACCAATCCACAAGAGTTAGCAAAAGCCTTTGAAAATCCAGAGGCGATGAGTGAAGCTCGTACTAGAGGTTTGGCTAAAGGTATTCCTATTGCTATTGTCGATATGATGAGTTATGGTACGGCAAGTGCTATATACAAACGCCTTATGAAGGGCGGTGCTTCTTTCTTGAAATCTGCCGCATATCGAGAGTTGACCGAAGCCACTATGGGGGCAGCGGGTGAGGCTCTAGGTCAAGTTGTTGAGACAGGAGAGATTTACGATGTGAAGGGTATTGCATTAGAGTTCATCGGTCAAACAGTACAAACTGCTCCAATGAAAGCCTTCAATGCAGTCAAGGGTAAAGAGATGAGTGCCGCAGAAAAGCAGTACATGCGATTTGCTATTCTCAATAACGACTCACATGAACTTACGACTGTGGCTTCCGCAATGAATTACAATGAAGTTCGTTCTATTGATCAGCGTATCAAAGAAGAAAGACAGGCTGCTCGTAAAGCGAAAAGCAAGGAGGCTCGTGCAACGCATAGACAGAATGTAAGAACCCTACAGAATCAAAAGTATGAAACGCTAAATAGAAACATAGAAACACTACAAAATCTATCGGTCGCTGATCGTAAAGCCGTAGGCGAAAAGACGAGACAGATGAACGATATGATGGTTGAACTTAAGCGTTTTAAGAAATCTGATCCGGGTCGTAAAGCGGTTATTCGTGAGATTGGTAAACTATATGGTGATATACAAAACATTATAAACCCTCAAGAGGCAAGACCGGGGACTGTACAAGCAGAGATTATTCCAGGTGTTGAATCAAGTGTTGAACCTGCACCAGGTGCGCCTATTGTACAAGAAGAGCCGACACCTACCATTGAACAACTTAATGGCGAACAAACTGTAGTTAAGTTGCCTACGGGTCAAATCGCTCGTGGATTATTAACGATTGACGAAGGCGGTAAGGTTTCTGTGACAGAAGCCGATGGTGGCGTTGTTGAACTAGGCAACATCTCTGAACTAGAAGGACAGACTATTGAAGAGGCAGGGTTTGGTTCTTTTGTTTCTAACCTAAACGAAGACGGATCGTTTACTATTAGAGGTAAAGAGTATACTGCTCCTCGTGGTAAGAGGTCTATTAATTTAAATGAAGATGGTGAGGTTGTAAGTGTAACCTTAAAAGATTCCAAGGGGCGCAATAGAACTTTCCGAGGAGAGGTGGCGCAAGAGATTGCATATTACTTTAGCCAACCACAAACCAACAACAAGGATACTCGTTCTTTAAACGATGTTATTGGCGACTTTATTGAAGCGGAAATGGGTGGTCCAGTAGAAGAGACCGAGACTAGTACGGAACCTACTACAGAAGAGACAGAGGAAGGTGATCAGGTTGTTATTCCTAGCGAGGAAACTCCCCCACTTCCAGAAGAGCCTGTAGAAGAAGCACCTAGTGAACCTGAAGCACCTGCTCCAAAACCTGCTCTAACAAGCGGAATAAATACCATTACTCCAAGAGGTGGTGTTAGTGAGCGTGTAGCCCAAACAGTAAACAACCTTGTAAAAGCCTTACGAGAAAATATTGGTAGTGATGTTCGTATAGTTATTTGGAATAATACCGAAGACTTGAATAGAGCAAACAACACTCAAGGTTATGATGCGTATTACAACTTCAATAACAATACCATCAACATTACTGTCGACTCTAGCGATGCGGTAATTCGAGAAGAGTTTGCACACGCGGGTCTTGGTGGTATTATGTCGGACGACAAGGTTCGTACTCGATTATATCAAGAAGTATTAGACCTTGTTAAAAAGAACCCAGCACTTGCTCCTGATATGGATGCGTTTATTAGCGCATATCAAGCAGAGGGTAAGCGACTAGGAATGACCCCTGAAGGTATTGAGGCTATGGTTCAAGAAGAAGCGGTTATTCGTGTACTTACTTCTTATAGCGAGAACATGAATCAAATTGATTCTTCAATAAAAGCCAAGATCAGAAGAATTATTAATCGTGCTTTATCTGCTATTGGATTTAAAGACCTAACGATTACCGATGATACTTCTTTAGATAGACTAGCCGAAACATTTGCATTCGCTTCTCGACAAGGTAGAGCAATTAAGCAAGATGTATCAACACCATTTAGAACCAAGCCTGTTCCTGATGGTGGTCGTGCTAATATCAACATGCTTACAAAAGCATTAGGTCTAAATGCAAAAACCATCAAGCAAGTTGCAGGAGCTCGTCAAGAAGCATTTATTGTACAAGCCGAGTCTTTCATGAATAGACCTGTGATTGAACCTACCGAAGGCGATATTGCTTCTATGGATATTGATGACCCAAGTACATTTACCCCGGCGTTTATGACCGAGGTGTTCGATCTTGCTTCTCAAAGCCTTGATGGTGCTAAAGACTATATGTTGGAATTCTATTTAGATTTCTATCAATACAAAAACGACATTGACGTATCTACCAAGGGTCTATTGGTCAAGCCAAGAAATGTTCGTGTCCCAATCGTAGCAGGTAACTTCTTCTTACCAGAAACAAGAGAGCAATTTGAAGAGCAGTTTGGATTTGGGTTTGAGGCACGAGATAAAAAAATGACTGCCCTTGACCCTGGAAGCCGACTTCGTCCAAGACTATTTAAGTTGTCTCCGCTACCGGGAGAAAAGACAAAGCTCGCTATTAATGGTCAACCATATGATATGAGCATGTTGTACCCAGAAGTTTCAGAACTTATGGAGGACATGTACAATATGATTGCTGCTGGACCAATGCAACAAGCCATGCTTTCTATGTCGGCGGTCAAAATCAATGAAAAGGATTTTGGGACAATGGAAGATAATCCAGAGTTCTATCGTGATGAGGTAGAAAGAGTGATGGGAAAACTTGCCTTTGACCCAAGTAAAAACTTCTACGCAAACATATACGGCAACGCTAAAAAACTTCATGACTATGTTCTAGGTAGTGCTTTTGATAATACACCACCTTCGGAAAGAATTGAGATAGAAGAAAAAGCAAAAGAAACTGCAAAGGCATATATCGATGTGACTATTGCCGACATGGATGGCTTTATTAATAACATGTTTAATAGAGTCTATGCGGAAGGTCGAGAGTTTACCGATACAAGGTTAGCATTCAAGGCAGGGTTCAACGATATGTTCGAAAAGAACTACAGCGTATTTGACATGATTGATGTCGAGGGCTTTGGTGTGTTCACACGAGGCATGAAAAATATGTTGATAGAACTTGTAGACCTTGGAGCCCCAAGTACGGACATAAGTTCATATTCTCTTGCCTTTGAAGCAGGTACTACCAACGACTTCCCAAACCCTGTGCTTCAACAAATCCGTCCTATCAATACGCCTAACTACGAGAGAATGAAGCGTTTCCATGAAGATATGGTAGGTGAGGGTAAACTAGAAGAGACACGCCAAAAAGAGTATAGTTTCTACACTAGCAAGATGGGTGATGTGTCATGGTATTTGACTAGCCCTGATCAAGTTCCGGGTACGATGGATCAGTTGGTTAACGATGCCGATAATATTAGCGACCCATACAAACGCCTTGAATACTTATCATGGATGGAGAACCATACCATCATGATGGAAGATGGTGACTATACTAAAGCATACACTCTAGGCTTCCAACAAAAGGTTAAGGACAAGGTTGATAAAGCAAGAAACGAAATCCTTGGAGGTCGTGCTGCATTGAATGCCGAATCTATTAAGGCACTAAAAGAAGGCATCGTTGCAGCGCAAAGAGTTGGTCAAGGTATTGCGGTAAGCAAAGGCAAGTCAACCGATATCATGGACATGACTGCGGCAACTGTACGCTCATTGGCTGCTCCAAATAAAAACAAGAAACCTATCTATGTAGAACACGCAATAGCGTTGACAAGTACGGAACGCCATCCGCTAATGGTCGATCAAGAGGTTCCACCTTTTATTGATAACATGCCGAAAGAGGACTACTCTAGAGAAGGTATGGTCACTCTATATCATGGTGGTTTCGGTCTAGAAGAAATCTCTAACGATAGACCACTATACATATCTCCCGAAGAAAGTGAAGCCGCAGATTACCAACGCCTTCAAGATGCCGAGGAAAAATCTAATCCTAAACTAGTCAACCCTGTTTATGTATTGGAATCAAAGGTTGCTTCTCAAGACCAAGCACTAGAGATAGCAAGACAACTGTTCCCTTCAAAGATGGCGCAGTATGATGCGACTGGAGATGCTATGTTCTTTATGTTAATAGACATAGAGGGTATGGAGGCTAGAAATTTTTCTTTAGAGGATATTCCATTTATACTTAATCCTAGAGAGCGTAAGAAATATTTTGCTGCTCTTGAGTCGGCGGGTTTTGATGCGGTGTCTTTTGTAGATCAGCAGGCAGACCAAACTAAAAGCCCACGCACTGTAGAGAACATGGTTGTCTTAAATCCAAAATCAGCAATCGACAATGGCTCTATGAAACTACAAAGCCAAAAAGAATGGGCAGATGGAATATACGCTACATTTAAAGAGCGTGTTGTTTCTAACCTTCTATACCTACATGACCTCGCTGATCCAGAGATTCGTGAGTACATGCGTAGATGGTACGATGGTGCTAACAAGATTGCGAAGGACATGTCGGGTAAGTACGATATAAGCGTTGAGCAGTCGGCGGGTATCCTCGCTGCATTGTCACCAGGTGCGGATTGGTTTATCAATATTCAAAATGCATATAACATTGTTGAGGTTTTATACAATCAACAAAACTCTACTTTTGATGATGTGATGTACAACACCGCTATTGAAAGAAAGCTCGAGTCGTATAGACAAACGGGTGTCAATAGTAGCACATACAAGAAGAAAGCCAAAGGCAAGAAGATGACTGCATCGAAACTATTGAAGAAGGATAGAGATAGTTTCAACTCATTCAAAGAGTCTATGGACAACCTACGAGGAAGAACACTTTCTAGTATGGATGCTCTAGAGAAAGCGAAGTTTGTAAGATACTTTAGAGAGGTATACATGCCTTCTACTATTCAAGCGTACAATCCTGTTGGGGACGATCTTGGTATCTATACAACAAAGGATGGTAATGCTAGAAAGGTTGTGACTCAAAGTTTTAGCAATATGGCTAAAGCAATCACGATGTTTGAGAACAATGACGTTGCAATGATTAGCGAACTGCTCGGTGGTAGTCACAAGATCAGACACTTCTACAACAACATCGCTAACCCAGATGCTACCGATGGTGATGTGACTATGGATACCCATGCGGTTGCTGCGGCTGAACTTATGCCTTATGGTCAAAAGAGTGCAGCGGTAAACGAGAACTTTGGATCAGGTATCATGAACCAAAAGGTGAATGGATTATCTGGAAACTATTGGGCATACCTTGATGCATATACCGAGGCAGCAAATCAACGAGGAATACTACCTCGTGAAATGCAGTCTATCACATGGGAGGTAATTCGATTATTAATGCCGTCAACTCTTCGTGATGAATCTAGTAGATCAGACATTGCTCAAATCTACAAGGACTATCAAGGAGAGGCGATTGAAGATGTACAAAATGAAATTAAAAAATACTTCGATGAAAAAGACACAGACACAGAAACTCCAAGGGGAACAAATATTAAGCACCCTTTCTGGCACCGACCTTCTAGTAGCGAAGGAAATACTACGCAAGGGGAAACCACTAACGAAGGAGACTTGGCTGGAGGAGATTTACCTAGCGGAACAAGTACCCCAGGAAGTACACCCGGAAATACTAGCAACGATACCGGGCGAGCTAACCTAAAAATGCGCCAAGCCACGAGGAAGTTCGTGGACATGCTTAAGACAGGAACACCTCAAGAGATTGCGTTTTCCGAAACTATTCTTAAAGCAAAGAGAAGAGCAGCCAAAGGAACGCTTCGTTCTAAAGATGAGGGAGCGGACTTCTTCTACAAGCCTCAAAGTATCAATGCTTCAAGAGAGCAGTTGATGGGGATGACTACGGCGGAGATTGTATCCTTATTAGATACGGACATCTTGCGAATGATATCCGATGATTCTAGAGGAACGGACTTCTCAACCGATGGTAACATACTAGTACTTGCACAAGTCGAGTACCTAGAGCGTTTGAGAAAGCAAGGCAACATGAATGCGTACAAGGTGGAACTTGCGAAACTTACCAAGATGGGTACAACCTTTGGTCAACTGCTCCGTCAGTTTGGAGAAATCAAAGGCAAGACTGTTGATGGTATGGTTTCGATTATTGCGAATGAGTACGAGCAAAAAGGCACTCCACTAAAAGATGAATCACTACAAGAACTTACTCAAATTGTTGACGAGTACATGTCCGCAAAGAACGAGTACGACAAGGTTGTATCCGAGGTATTAGAAACTGATCCTAATAACTTTGACACCCTTGATAAAAAAGTTCAAGAGGCGCAAGATAGATTGGAGAAAGCAATAGGTGGTATCAACGAATTCCAAAAGTTCAATGCTCCATCATGGGGGACACTATTGTCTACCATCATGCAAGGTAACCTTCTTACTCTTCGTTCTATTACAACGAACGTCATTGCGAACGCATTTACCTTACCACTACGATTAGGGGAGCAACTTATTGCAGCACCTATCAACTTTATGCTAGACCCTAAAGGTCGTGAAATTCGTCCTTCGTTTGGGGCTATGATTTATGGAGCGCAAAGATCGTGGTACGGATTGAAGGAAGCATACAAGAGCATCAAGACGGGCAAGGCTCCAGGGGATTTTGAATACACCGCAGGATATCAACTCCGACCACTAGTAGCACTAGCCACAGTCTTTGGTAGAGGAAAAGAAAACCTACCGCAAGAGTTCCATGGTCAACTAGACTTTATGAACTACAAGACTAAAAAGTTATTCGAGGGTATCTTTGGTTTGACCGCTGCTGGTAACTTCAAACTTCTTGTGCTTGGTGACCGACCATTCTATAGAGGTATGGAAGGATACGAGTTGTATCAACAGGGTAAGAAACTAGGTCTTGAAGGAGAGTCGCTAAAACAATTCTTAAAGTATCCTACCGAAGAGCATATGAATATTGCTCGTCAAAAGGGTCTTAAGTTAACCTTCCAAGAAAACGACTCGACAGTATTGCTAGGACTTTTAACTACCGAAAAGGTACAGTCATGGTTCAACAAAGCGGGAAGCATTGGTGCTGCAAGTGATAGTGCTTTGACAAGAGTCTTTGGTAACGCTATGAAGTTTATGGTGAAGTCTAACTTCCCTTTTGTTAAGACTCCATTTAACATCCTATCACAATCACTAGAGTTGACATTGTTCCCACTTACATTTGCTCAAGCATTTGTACCGGGGATGAAGGCACGAGATAGATCAGAGAAACTAGCAACCGCTCTTATGGGGTACATGCTATTCTTATTTGCTCGTAGACTTTACGACCAAGGAGTTGCTAGTGGGGCAGTTGATGAGTTGAGTCCGAAAGCTCGTAGTGTAGCCTATGAAGTAGAGCCACCATTTACTATCAATGTATCGGCTATGGGTCGTGAGCAAGGCGAACCATTCCTTCCGTCTGATCGCAGAGTAGGTTTCTCTAAACTAGGTTTACCGGGTGCGGTGATGGCAGCGTATATTAAAGCATTCCAAGTTATTGATAGAGACCAAAACTTCTCAAAAGAGGAAGAGCTTAAAGTATATGGTCTTGAAGAGCAGGATGCGGTAAGTACTTTCCTTGAGCGTTCCTTCGGTATCACCCTCGGTACATTGGGCGCATTGATGGATCAGTCGTTCTTGACAGGTATGGAGAACTTAACCAAGATGTTGCAAAACACCGAGGACATGGATGTGGTTTCAAAATACTTCGAGCAGTTAAGTCGTGCTATGGTATCGGTTCCGTTACCAAACATATACACCTCATTCTTTAGAGCGGAGCGTGAGTTCTTGTTAGACTATCGTGATGAAGGGTTTACCAATAGATTCAAGAATGTAATCTATGATAGAACCTTTGGAGCATTTGGTAGAGGTGACAACCCAGCACCTGCTCGAATAAATGTTTGGGGTGAGAAGATTAATCAGACTCCTCCTGGAACCGACCCTGTGTTCTATGAATTCCTAGACCCTACAGGTACACGCCTCGCTACGGATGACCCTCTTAAGGTAGAACTATATAGCCTATATCGTAGAACTGGCGATGAGAATGCATTGCCTTCTATACCAAGCCTCATACTTAATAAGGAATATAAAATTAATCGTGGATCAGAGAAGGTAGAGTTTACTACCAACGAAGTAAACGAGATGCTAATGTTGTTGGGTCAACAAAGAACTGCCCAATTAAGAACTGTAGTGGGTGCTGCCTCTTGGGATAGGTTGACGGATGAAGCCAAAATAAATATTGTTAAAAAGATAAACAATAGATATTCAAAAGGTTATATGACTCGTGAGGATGGTACTCGTCAAATATTTGATTGGTATCGTATGAGACAAGAGATTATTAATAATAGAGAATCTGTTAAAGTGTTAAGATTAGAATGAAAAAGATAAAAGACACAAAGATTGGGAAGTTGCTTAAGGAAAAAGCACCTCAAGTTTTAGATATTGTAGGAGACCTTCTCCCGGATCAAGGTGCGTTGGGTGTAGTTAAACGATTGATCGATGACCCAGCCGTACCCATGAGTGCGGATGAGAAGAAGGAACTCAACACTCAAGTAATGGACATGTACAAACTCGAAGTTGCTGATCGTGATAGCGCACGAACTCGTCAAGCCGAGATGGTTAAGGCGGGTGCTAAAGATTGGTTATTCAATGTTACAGGTTTGGTGGGTCTAGGAGCCTTCTCTTTTCTTGTTTGTTCTATCGTATTTTTACATGTACCTGAAGAGAACAAGGAGATATTCATTCACCTTATAGGTATCGTTGAAGGTGTAGCCTTGTCTATCTTCGGATATTATTTTGGATCAGCAATTAGAGAAGAGAAATAATGGAATTAGAAGTATTACGATTTAGTAGTGAAGCGGATAGCACTAACGGATTATTGTTTGATGTTACCGATGGTCAACGCAAATTTCTTTGCTATACTTTAGAGGACGAGCATAGAGATGTAAAGGTGATGTCCGAGACAAGAGTCCCGGCGGGAACCTACAAGATTACTCTACGAACCACAGGTGGGCATCATGCTAAATACACAAAGAGGTATGGGGAGATGCACAAAGGAATGTTATGGGTTCGTGAAGTACCTAACTTTAAGTGGATTCTTATTCACACTGGTAATACTGATGAACATACTGCTGGGTGTCTCCTTGTTGGTGATACTCAAAAAATCAACTTTGGTGATAGTGATGGATTCGTTGGCTCTTCTACTGCGGCGTATAAAAGAATCTACCCTCCGATTGCTAAAGCTCTTGAGGATGGGGAAGAGGTGACCATCACATATGTTGACTTTGACCATGAAGACTAGCAAGAAAAAAAAGAAAGGCATGAGTGTCCGCTATAAAGGCGGGGGCAAAACAGATAAGGTCAAGGGCAATGAAGAACCTCTTTACTATGGTATGCTTGATACTATAGAGGTGGTCGATCAAGGTGCAAACAAACCCGTTGCTGTAAGTAATACAAGTCAAAAGTTTAGAGATCAGTATCCTTTCTATAGTGAACTCACTTCCGAAGAACAAGAGTTCTTTACAGATGCTAGTGTAATCGGTGAAGGTGTGAGAAGGAAAGCCCGTCTAGGTAAGGAGAAGGCTGCGGATATGATGGGTGAATTTGATCAGGCTGCAAGGTATACCTTGAGAGAACTAGAAGCAATCACAGGAATGGACAGTGTCCGTAGGTTTGGAACTCGCCCCGGCAAAACTCTAGCGGGTGCAGGTAGAACAGTTGAGAAAGCCTTGCTTGGTACTAACCCTATGGCGAGTAGTTTCGTGAATGTGGATATTACCGAGAAAGAAGCGCAACAATTTGGTGATACTGTTGTGGTACTTTCAGAAATCGCTCCTTTAATAGGTCGTGCATTTAATTTGTCCGCTAGAGGCGTAAAGAGTTTGTTGAGATATAGAGGTGCGGAACTTGGTAAGGTTTATAGACAAGTAGGTCCAGAAGGATTTGAACACGCTCTAAAAGAGGGTAAGATTTTTAGTAAAGGTCAAAAAGAATTCTTGCTAAACAACCCTGACTTTAGTTACGCCGATGATGCAGCAAAACAACTACTAGGTAAACCTGAAAAAGGATTTAACCTAACTAAACCTGTAACCGCTCCGTTCTTTAATAGAGATAAAACTTTTTTCCCAACCACTTTTACCAAGGGATCAGGTAAAACTGCTAAATCGGGAGTAGACTATTTGTTTGTGAGTAAGAATAAGATAGCAGATGATGCTTTGATACCAAGGTATCGTGACCAGTATCGTCCCAATTTTAGTCAAGGAAACACAGGTGTTCTAAAACCTGAATACAATGACTTGTCGAACTTCAATATGTATCGACTTGGGGAAGATGGTCAATACTATCGGATGTGGACACAAGAGTTGCTACATAAACTCAATAAGTAGTTAGTATCTAAACCCCTTAAATCCGAATAAGTGGAGGAGGCTTTCAAACAAATGGGCTGCCTTCACATTCTTTGTCGACAGCATAATTCGATATCCTCTAGTATCTTTACCACGCTCACGATGTCTTTGCATCCGCTTGGTAACATGCTTGGTCATACCTACATAGCGTTCTCTAGGTAGGTAGTATACATAATACAGTTTCTTACGAGTGGTGTCGATCTTCTTCTTACACTCCTTACAATATCTTTGTACACCTTGCGGTCGTGTGTTGCTTCTATGAAACTGATCGGCAGGTTTATTCTTGGTGCATTTACTACATCTATGAAGACTCATTAAACTCTTGAAGAGAAGATTTGATTATCTCCAGTTCGAGCCTTATCCTTTGAGTGGTCGATTGCAATATCGACACTATCTTCTCTTGACTCTCAACTGGATTGCCGTTGTTATCAAAGAGCTTTTCATATAGCGCATCAAGTTCTTGGTGAGCATTCTCACAAGCAAGATGGTAGTATTTTCCTAGTTCTTTAGAATCCATGGCAGTTGATATATAAAAAATAGTCAACTACTATGACAATCTAAATTGTGTAGACTAGGAGTTATTAACAATATCTTGAACGACTTGGTCTACTTGTGCTTGATTACTAGGTATGTAGATGGCGTAATCGCTCATCCCATTTTGTTGACAATAGTGCAGGAACATCTTAAACCTTAAAGGGAAACTATGTTGGCTAGGCACATACCCCTTGGTTTCAATAATAAACTTATGGGTGTCGCTCACAAAATCGGGAGTGTATGTTACCGCTCTGATCACTCGGTTCTCTTTGATACCAAATCCTCGTGAAGCCTTCTTACCATACCTCCCCTTATGTTTGAAGCCAGGGAATATCTCGTAGGTGTTCTCTTCATATTGAAAGTCTATGCCTGCTTCTTTGAGTTTCTTGTAGCAGTACAACTCTAGTTTTGATTGGAAGGTGATACCATTGTATACACTCTTCTTACTATTGACTGCTCCTCTTTTCTTCTTTCTCATAATGCAAATCCATCTTCAAGATTCATCTTTGGAACATCATACTTCTTGTATTCCTTGAATTGTTGTGATATTGGTTCAAACATTCTTCTTCGCTCCGCACCTTGCACAATATAGAAACCAGTTTTTTGTGAGTTGATTTCGAATTCAATAGGAGAAGAGAGGGGGGTGGGCTGACCCCCCGTCTCCGTCACCCGAATCTTTCGAACATGTAGTTCGGTAGTCCTCCGAGTGATAGGGTCTTCTGCTTGTACCTTTCTATGTATTGTCAAGAATCCTGAACAACGATTCACCCACTTACCACCATGCTCACTGTCTTCTGCATACGGAGCGATAGGTAGACCCATAGCATCCTTTCTCCTTTGGGCTTCGGTTACAGCGTGAGTGTTCAACCATACCGCAATCTCATTGTTGTTTGCAAAGTTGAGCAGTTCACTTGCTGCCTCGTAGTGGTACTCATGTATACCGATCTTGTTCTCTGATCCTATTTGAATCTTAAGACTATTGTAAGGGTCAATAAACAAAGCATCAACTCTCCCTTGCTTCATACACTTCTCGGTGAATATAAGTATGTCGGTGTAAGAGTACATGTCTCGGTTACCATAGATAATGAAGTGGTCTTTGACCCACTCGTATGCATGTTTGCGTTGTGCATAACTCATGTCACCGATAGGTCTATCGATAGCGAATTCCATGAGCTTCATCTTAACCGAAGCCGTAGTGTTCTCGGAACTATACACACACCACTTCCATCCGTGGTGGATACTACTGTTCACCATGAGGAACAAACAAAAGGTTGTCTTCCCTACATTGCTATGCCCATTTAGAATAACAAACTCTTTCTTGTATCTAAAGTATTCATCAAGGTAGTCATCACCAAGAGATAACCCAATCTCAATGTTTCCTTCGGCGTAAGAGTTAATCCATTTAAAGTCATCGCTATCCGAAGAGATAAAAGAATAGTCGCCGTCATCTACATTAGACTTGCGCTTGGACATCTTCTCCAGGGCTATCACCTCGTTGATGGGTAGCCCCTTTCCGTATTCAATCCCGGTGCGGATGGTCTCTCTTGCCGACTCGATTGAATTGATATCTCTTTTGCTAATCTCTCTTTCAAGAACATGTATTGCTTCATCCTCTTCCATCCGACCTGCTGCGATGTATCCACCACACAATCGTGATGCACGAAGCAGTACATTATGCTTCTCGCCATCGAGAGCATTTGCAATCATTGTTGCTACGAGGTTGAACTTTACATAGTCCGTTATAGGTTTTCTTTCTACAGGCTTCTCGTTCTTCTTTTCTTTGAGGGCTTCCTCACTATAGAACGAACCAAACTTCACGCAATCGGTATTGATGATCAGGTCCGGGTCATAACTTTCATAACAAGCTCGTGATTCATTCTTACCTGTTGGGTCTACCTCTAGCCCATAGGTTTTGTCGAAATACTTTTCGAGTGCATTGAAGTGGTCACGATGTCTTTCGGGGTTAGTGACTCTTACCAAGGCTTTGATTCCGTCTCCACTTGGAGACACCCAACATGCATATACATGCTGATCGGTAGCAATAACTCCCTTGTTTTTTTGAATGTCAATATGGTCAAAGTCTAAACATATAAAACCACTATGGTCTACCAATCCGTTGTCTTTTCGTATAGTAAATACACCGCTCCACAACACACATGGAAGTTGGTTTTTAAGCTCGGACTTTTTCTTGCTATCCTTCGTGTCCCTAATCTTCTCGATTAGTTCCTTGCTCTTCCCCTCTTGTATTCGCTGTAGTGCTACTGAAATATCTTTGTGGAATGGCTGATCCTTCTGGTATATGTTTTGATATATCGTTACTTCTTTCATTGTGTTCTAGAGATAGTTGGTGTTTTAATTCTTTCTTCAGGTGTACTATTGCCTTGGTGATGTCTTGGCTCATTGGATTCCCATCCTTTTTCCCTGCCCTCATGATATATGTGAGAGCGGTTCCAAGGTTATAGTTGTCGTGTTGAAAGTCTAGAACAACATCCATGGCTTCGATCTTCTTGTGCTTCCCTATATAGTATGAAGGCACATCTTCTAAATTATATTCCATTGAATAAAGGTTTAAGTTTTTCTGCAATGGCTTGGACTACATCCACAGTCACCGCATTACCGCACTGTTTATATCGTTGTGTCTTGCTTATCTCCTTTACCTCACCATCAAAGACTCCGTATTGGGTATGGTTGTCTGGAAATCCTTGAAGTCTTTCACACTCTATTGGAGTAAGCCTACGGATTTTTCCGTACTTAATGTATTGATCAGTGTTACCACCGCTCCCGGTACTTCCGTGAATAGTATTGGCTTCGTCCTTGAGGCTGCGATTTACAATCTCTCCCTTCTGATCACGACTATAACTCACTACCTTTGGGTCTTTGTAATCACGAGCGAGTAGTGTTGGGGACTCGTCCTTAAAACTTATTTCTCTTGGAGCGTAATTACTAACCTTTGGCGTTACCATTTCTACGAGTTGCATCCCGGAGTGGAGGGTGGCTTGACCTCTTGCCGTAAGCGTTTTGCTAACGGGTCTTCCTGTGCATTCCACCTCGACATGCTCTCCACTTGTTTCTCCGAGAGGAAATACTCCTCGCCAATCTCTTCGGGTTTCTGCAAGATATCCGACAAGGTACAGTCTCTCACGATTTTGGGGTAAAAACCACGAGCTATTGCACAATTTCCATTCGCAGTCATATATCCCAAGGTCGGCAAACTCTTGGAGGATTCCCGCAAAATCTGCCCCAGCATTTGAGGAGAAAGTTCCTTTAACATTCTCCCAAATAAAAACTCGTGGTCTGCATTGTTTGATAAGCCGTATTGCTTCAAGTATAAGGCTTGAGCGTTCCCCATCCATTCCTTTCCGCTTCCCAGCAAGGCTGAAGTCCTGGCATGGACTTCCAAAAGTGATGAGGTCGATTCGTGGGAGGTCTTCTCCTCGAACATCTGTAACTGATCCGACATAAGTTGATGATTTAAATTGGTGTTGGTATACCGCTACGGCATACTTATCTATCTCTGAAAAGTAACTTGTCACTTCGTACCCGGCTTTCTCAAATCCTTTATGGAAGCCACCGATACCACTAAACAAGTCAAGTTGATTTATCTTCATGGGTAATATCAATCCTCTCTTTGTAAATTAACTTGGATGCGAGAGTTTCAAAGGTGTGATCAGGCAAGTCGATTAACTCCTGATATTTAAAGAGGATAAGATTGTCTCCCCTTTTATTCGGTATCACTACAATCCCAAAGTCTACATCCGCTTGGGGTATCTCAAGATCGAGTTCCGAATCCCTATGATTTTGTATCTCTATCCAAAAACTGTTCTTCTTATTATCCTTGGTAGTATGAAAAAAGGGGGTCGAAGAATCATCGACCCTCAACCCCCAACTCATAGCAATCACAAGGAAAATCTTTTCCTTAAGATCAGAATGGTAGGTCATCCGCCACCGCTTCTTTTTTGTTGTTGCTAGTATACTCTTTCGTAGCCTCGCTATGAGGATTGTATACACTAGCCATTGGCTTACCCGCACGACTAAAGAATAGTGTTAGGTAAACATAACCCTTCTCGGTCTTGTACTTTTGCAAGTCTTCAAGGTGGGTTGCACTTAAGGAAATACGCCAAGAACGAATGTCGCCGTTCTCGGTACGCTTGGGTTCGTCAACAAACCCGATCAAGTCTGAATCATACTTTTTCTCTGACATGACAATATAGATTTAAATTAAACTTCAAATTCTGCGAAGAAAGTTTCGGTTGAAACATCACTATCAAGGTAACTCATAATTCTATTGATAGCAAGTTCAAACTTACCTTTTCCTCTCTCTAGAGTTTCAGGCGTTGCCTTAACTAACGCTGGAAGATATGGATAACTTTTCTCTTGTGCAACCCAATAGTAATCATTACCAGGAAACACCGAGGTGTAGATGTAGGCTTGGATGTCGTACCCAAAAGAGAATATGTCTCGACCAAAGCTCTTGACTGATCTACAACTTTTACTATCCGTTATGAATCCATCACCCTTTACATCCAAGAAACCACGAACGGGTATCTCACCAATAAAAGAGTTGAATTCAACTTGTACCTCACCCGTAAGATACGAGTCCTTGAGACCAGTCTCATCCAACCTATTTATCATATCGATAGCCATAGCAAAGTCCTCTTCACTTACGAGTTGTAAGTTATTGGTATCGGCAAAAGTCTCCATATCCTTCTTCCACTTCTTATACTTTAGGGTAGTGCGTGGCTTGGCTCCTCCGATCTCGGCTACGATTTCATGGTCATCAAAAGTAGCGAACCGCTCCTCGTACTTTTCAGGCTCAAACAAAAGACAATCATACACTGATCCAAAATAAAGTGCTTGAGACTCTTTCTTAAGTTGACCCGCCATATACATCTCCCATAGGCGCATGTCTTGGAGGGCATACTTTATTGATGAGTAGGAAAGGTATTCCTTCCCCACTTTATCTACTAGTTGATTAGCGAACTCCATTAGCCTACGAATTTTTGTAGGGCTTGAACCTGCTTTTCAGTAAACTGTTCTCCGTACTTACCGATTACCCGATCGTACGCTCCGCTCTTGTCTTTAGATTTCTTGATGTACTCAACGGCATCCTTGAAGACATTCTTTTTTGGAGTTGCGCTCTCACTATTAGGGGATTTCTCTTGTTTTGCAATAGCCATTGACACCTCATTACTTGATGCAATAGAAGACTCAATACCGATGCCTAGGTTAGCCAAGGCACGACCCCATGCCGAGGTCTCGCAGTTTTCTACATAAGAAGTCTTGTTGATATGAGAACTTGTTCGGTCTTCTTGAGCGAAGCCTGTGGCGACTGCCTCTCCGTTCTCGTTTCGGATAACCGCTCTGATCACACAAGAATCGTTGTCCAAGTGAACCATCTCGGTTTCTAATGCCCACCCTTTGTACTCTTGAGCGGTGCGGAAATAAAGGATACGCTGATTTACTTCAACATACTCCTTACCACGAATGTTCGTGGTTTTGAATTGGTGCTTTACCATAGTTATTAAATTTAATTATTATGCAATTTACTTTAATCCAGACTCTTGTGCAAGTCTTTGTAGTTCCCTAGAGATAGCCGATAGACTATAAACCAAATAGTTTAGTTGTTCATCCCCGGCTCTCACTAGTTTAGCGTGAAGTTCCTTTTCGACCTTCTCACGATGTCTATTGATCTCGTTTAAATCCATGACTACATCTTTATGGTTATCTCATCTCCTTCTTGAAACTCACCAAGAAGAATACCTTCTCTTATCTCATCAATCTTTTGAATGGCTCTTTGAATTCTAATTGAATCACGATTACCTCGAATAATCTTTTGAGCCTTTCTTCTATCATCGATGTATAGTTCTCCTAGATCAGTCACCTCGTATATACCACGAGACCTCTTCTCTAACAGTCCGTTGTCCACCAGCCTTGAGATGTTGGAGGAGTAATATCCCTTGAGCTTGGTCACGCCTGAACCATTGACCGCTCGTATATAGGATTGTATTTGAATTAGTTGTTCAGGCTTCTCGGTTTTGATAAACTCAAGAATCTTTTGGGTGAGGTTTTTACTCGCCATACGCTCTCTCTTTTAAGTTAATTAATACTCGCTTCACCGCTTTCATCTTATCGATGTAAAGGGCATTCTCTCTCATAGAAAACATGAAACAAGCATCATCCAAATAGGCTAACGCTTGTTCCAATTCCTTACGCTCTTGATCAGTCATATCAAAACTCATCAATTTCGACATCCTCGTCCGTTAATTCAACGAACTCATCGCCGTATTCCAACACTTCAAACTCGCCGATGCTCATCATATCAATGAGGAATTCCTCGGCTTCAAAAAGGTCTAGGTCGACACGACCCTTCACCTTAATCTTTACGACCGCTTCTACATGTGCGTGAGCGGTTCTTATTTCTCTATACTCTCTACTCATACTATGTGGTTTAAACATTCTACACAAAATCCAGACTTATCGGTATCGTGGGTATTGATATGACCACAGTCCTCACACTCGATATCTTCCGCTCCTTCGGTGTTGGAGATTTCCTCCATGCGCTCCGAAGTGAGTTCATCATCGTATCCTATAGGATCAGAATCATTATCAATGTCCTCAAAGGCTTTTTCTATAAGCTCTCTATCAAACACTTTAAAGATATCTTTATCATCATCTTCATTATTCATCAAGAACCATCCTTGACCATCACGCACCTCACTTTCTAAATCCCATTCCGTGTAGTAGAAATCAAGGTCATTCTCTTCACACACATCAAAGTATTCGTGAATGATATTTTCCGCACCTAGGATGCGCTTCTTATCTTCCTCACTCCAAAAAGAGTCTTGGACATTTAAGTCTTCGGTTATCTCTCTGATCATGATGTCATCATCATCACAACAGTAGTGTATACCATTGTCCCACACATAGCCTCCAATCATAGGCTTGTGTGTTACACTACATAGGCGAGGTCCAGTCTCTAGGACTTCCTTGATATCGCTTTGAGAAATGGTGAGTTCGGTAGGGTCACCTTTTTGGTACACTAGTTCCGGGAACCTTTTGAAGTGAACTCGGTAGATTGTTTCGTAACCTAATCTAGGTTTGCTTTCTAGAATTACCCCGATCCCTTGACCATCTTTCTCGGTGTCCCAAATCTTGAACTTGACAACTGTGCCGACTTCTATCGGCTGGTTTGAATTACACATGACAAATAAATTTTAGTTAGTGAGGTAAATGTAAGTAGGATATATTTAATATGCAACACTTGGGATAAAAATATCCTCCCACTCTCTCTCTATATATATGTGTGTACCATATTGGTACATCGTTTAACCTATAATTAGGGTTGCCTAAAACACCTGAAGACCAGGCTTTTAACCCTCTCTGGTTAAAGTGTTAGTTGAGGTAAAGCGTGTTCGCCCATGAGTCGATTAATATTTTTTTTCGGCTTACTCCATTGTGGTGTAGGATATTTTATTTATGTTTATACCACTAACTAAAATTCTTTATTATGAGTAAGATCAGCAGTATCAACATCCGTATACTTCAAGATGCGGTAGTCACTAGAGGAGTAAGTGATGTAATGTTTTCCATGTTCGACAATAAACACTTCTTCCATAGTGTAGCCAATTTCTACGAAAGGAATAATGGCTTAACCATCGAGCAATTAAAAGAGATAATAGATGACTTCTACGACTTCAATGAGTTTGGAGGACTTACGGAAGAATCCACCAATGCAGTGATGGATGCCCTCATGCCCCCATATGTTCAATCCGTATTCATAGTAGATGTACAAGGTGGTATTCTTTATGAATCCATAAAACTCATAACCGAGTTAATGGAAGAAGATGAAGACTAAAGATAAGCCTCACCAATCGGTGGGGCTTTTTTTTGCTCCTCACTCTCTCTCTCTCTCTCACTCTCACTCTCTCTCACTTTAAATAATATGGGGGCTATTTCATGGGGCGATTTTGTCCAAGCTCACGATCTTGAAAAAGTACAGTCCAGAGGTCGCCTTGGCGGTCGGAAAATCCTCCTCCAAAAGTCCATCAATTCGAGGCGGAAAAATCCAAGCCAACATGAAGCCAACGAACCGCTCCAACTCATCCAAAAACATCAAATATTGGTCGGCATCCACCGATCAGGCGCACGACCTTGGGCACAAAAAAACCCCCACCGATTTCTCGATGAGGGTCTAGTTTTGAACTCTTACTTAAGCACCTTTTGTCGTGTAAATAAGTAAGGTAAATCTCGATGAAGTTGAACTCTATTTGTGTAATTGCTCATTGCAATCATGATATCTAAAAGTTCCTCTTGAATCTCAAATAGTGCATCTTGGTCACGCACCATATCACAAGAATATAATCGGTGCTTTTCTTCCAATTCAACCATTCGTTCTAGCAATCTTCCGAAGATGAAATTGTAGTTGGTAGAATATGTTTGGTACACATTTCTTTTCCCAATTTCGTAACCTTCTCGCCTTGCTTTTTGAATAGCAAGTTGCTCCTTTCTTGCCTTCTTGTACTCCTTTGGTTCATCCAAATATTGGAGACCAAGTTTTGTGATTTTCACACCTTCTCGATTGTAAGTGATGAGTCCTCTATCCTTGTAAGATTTGAAGTTGGTATCGTAGTGACCGCTCATGTTAGATGGTAGTTTAGGTAGTAACCCTTTTACCTCTAATGAAGCCACATGTCTAGCGATATCATGGTCAAGGAAATTTACAGTGTACTTGTCCGCACCGCTTTCAAGCATCTTTAATTTCAACACCGCCTTCTTCTCTTCATTCTTGCCGTTCAAGATTGCAATCATCTTCATGGTTGTTTTCTTACCATTGAAGCCTTGTGCGTTCATCACCTTCAAGTAGGTGAACAATTCATTAATCGTTTTCATAACAATAAAGATTTATGCCCCTCCTAGGAGGAGCGGTTAGATTTAGTTGCCCACATGTCAAAGAACATCACCGCCGTGGCGATACCCCAATATAGCACCTTCTATTGAATTATGCAACAAGACCGCCCAGAGGAGCAAAGCTCGGAATAAAATCTAGTGTTTATGGGGGTTTGAGGGTGAAGCACATGATCGTTTGATTCCAAGGTTTAGGACATAAAAAAACCCCCACCGATGGTGAGGGTTAGTTCCTAGTATCTCCGTACAACTCCGAAGGCATCAAGGATAGCCATTCCTTCGTTGTATTGAGATAATGTGAGTTTCTCATGGTATTCACTCAAGAATTCATCTAGACTTAAATCACATTCGTATTGTCCATCGACTCGATGTTTGTCTTTGATGATTTCATCAAGGTCATCCATGTACCTTATTGCTTTCTCGTGAAGAATATCTTCTAGCACTTCATCAAGGTTCACCATAATGAACCTCCACATTGCATTTTTTTCTTCTTGTGTCATGATTATTTTCTTTTAAAGATTTGGATTGCATCGCCCAATTCCATGAGGATTGGTACGAGGATAACGATCAGAACCAAGCACATCATAAATCCATGCCCATTTTAAGTTCTTTTGTGAGTTTGTCATTGGCTATGCCCATGGTCTCCATGTCGAACTCAACTCTATTGCCTAGCGCATCGAATTTCTCCGACATTGGTCGTACATCAAACATGATTTCAAGGTCATGTACATTCTTACCCAACTCAATCGAGTTGATGAAGGCTTGGAATAATTGAAAGTCATGAAGGTCATCATGTTCCAATCCTCCTTCACGCAATTCCCTTGCATCTAATGGATGTAATCCGTAGTCAATAATCGTTGGTGCATTCTCAATATCTAACAATTGGTTGTGTCGCATTGCATGTTCCAATCTCTTAAAGACTCTTATCAAGTAATTTGATTTTTCACCCAACTCACAAAAGAAGGTTGCGTTATCGGAAATTGCTCCTTGCACTTGGTCTTCATCAAGACCTTTTGCTTCGACCAGGAATTCATTCAACATGTTTTCCGCTCGTTGAAGCTCGTTTAAATCCACATAGAATTCATTACCAAAATCCTTGGTCACAAGGTCATCAATGGTGACAAATTCTTTGTCGGATAACTTCCTAGTTTTTACAATCTCTTTTGCGATTTCACCAACGACTTGTTGGTAGGTTTCGAGTGATGAATTAATCATCGATGACAAATTGAAATGTCTCATAATAAAATAAAGATTTAGCCCATGAAGGAGAACCCTCCATAGGTGGTTAGAAAAATGCCCATATGTCAAAGAACATCGTACCGATTGGTACACCCACAATATAGTTCATGTAGGATATAAATCATAGTACGCGCCGATAATTTATTCCTGGTCTCGAACAAACTGTTTTATAGGTAGTTAGCACCAATCACCTATACCAATAATTTACTACAAGGGGGGTAAGCATGTGATACCCAATAAGATATATTCTTGAAGTAGTTAGGGAGGGGGGTGTGATTGTCAACCAAGGAGGGGTGTGCGCCCTAGATTCGCAATGTCCTTGGGTGCAATACGATACCATACATGAGTTCAAGTAATCGTGTAGGTGAAGAGGTACAAACGCCTGATCCACAACGCATTAGATGGTAAAACGCCAAATGTTTTTCGGATTCGGAATCTCACACTTGGGGGGTGGGTTCGGATAATCGTTTTGGGTTCTACGACCGAACGCCGTCATGTAGCGTATAATCCCCCCGGTCTTTAGGACTCTGGCAAATAATTGATCGGCTGTGATCGGGTATTTTTTTTAAGGGCAGTTAAGCCAGACAAGAAGTATCATTTGTCTCATTTGGGACTTGACTTTATCAAAAATAAGTTGTAACTTTGTTTTACTCAATTATACAAGCATGGCGGATGGCTTTTGGGAGCCACCGACAAAATCAAGTATGTAGGTTGAACCCTGGTATAGGAAGTTGTATTAGGGGATAGTATGTCTAATTTTTAATGGGGGAAATATGTGCGAGTGTGGACAAGAAGGAGGTCAATGTTATTGTGACTTCTGGGACGATGTCGAGTCAGGAGACTTGATCTTGTTTGTATGAACTGTTCTTAATTGAGAGTTCTTGATTTCGTAAAGGGGGGCTTGGATAGTTAATACTGATCCATCATCCCTTTTTCTTTTTTCTCCTATGGGGAAGTAATCGGCTACTTCTAGGAACTCGGTTTTAAATATCCAACCACATAGTGTGTACACGCTAGTCTTCTTATTTATAGAACAAAACATTAAGAGGTCGCATTCGAGCTTTTCTTGATATCCTAGGAAGTTGTTTACATAATGTGGTTTAGGGTCTACTGTTCTCCCCATTGTTTTGACATCGATCTTGTACCCATTATATAGAAGGTCGTAACCCCCGTCAAACCCAGGTTTAAATTCCACGGGTAGTTGTAGGATCAGAGCGGTCATATATTCCCCTAGCAGACCGAGGTACTGATCTTCTTTGCTCCCATTGAAAGAATGTCTTTCTCCGAGGTTGTGTTCTTTTAGTATGTCCCAACAAAAGTCTTTTAGGGACTGTGGTATTTCTAGGGATGTCATAACTCGTTATAGAATCTTTGCACCATTAGTCTACCTTTTTGTGAAAGGGCATAACGGACACGATAGTTGTACTTCGTCTCTGATCTAAACATTTGTCCAAGGACATCCTTCTTCGGAGTGAGCTTGTCGAAGTGTTTGTATATGTATTCTTTTTTAAGAAGTGGGTAGAGTATTTTTCCGGGTAGTTGCTTTTTGGATTGATCGTACTGATCGCATACCCAATCGATGGTGAAAAACTCTAGGTCGTATATGAAGAGCATGAAATCAATCTCTGGTCGAGATAACTTAAACTGCTCCTTAAACTTCCGATAGACTATGGAAATAGATTTCAGGTGGTTCTGCTTTATGTACCTCTCTGGTTGGTGACTAAAGTCACGAAACTTCTTCGAGGGTGAAACATGGCTCTTCGGCATATAGGCTTAATTGAAGTTGGAGACCCCGTATCATCTTGATCAGTTCTCCTTTAGTACGAAAAAGAAGTGGGTCACAATGTTCCCCGATCGCTTCACTTATTCGAGCGACACATATATCGTACATGTCCTCGTAAAGGTTTCGGTCTTGCGACCATTTTAGGTTGGTGTCGTGGACACGCCAAGCATGAAGAACAGTTGCGTGGTTGCAATCTATAATCCTTCCAACTTCACTACATCCTAGGAAAGGCTTGAGTGCATTTATGTACGCATACTTGTACACAATGTTCTTGCGCTCCCTAGTTTTAGTGATTTTATATTTTGCTTTATATAGGGTCCAGTCGTAAGCAACCTCTAGAGATTTATTCATAAATAAATTATATTTGCTTTAGGTACTAAACTACGGGAAAATGCACGACCATCAAAGTAGGCGAGAGGAATTTTTATCACTATGCAACGATGTCTTGGGAACATTACGGGTAGTTGCGGAAGAACTTGAGCTTGATGACGAGGTCGTCTTTATTGCTATGGCTGGTCTTTATAATGAAGTAACCAATCGTGTTGAAGCGATATATGATACTCAAGCACCTAGTGAAGAAGTTTTAATTAATGGACTAGATTTTCTTGATACGATGATTTGTCAAGAGATCGAAGAAAACGAAAACCCCGAAGAGGGAACTATTGATTGGTGGATCAATAGGGTAAATTAAATTGTATGATCAGAAAGATTATTGTAGGCATCAATCCAAAAGATGCTATGGCTTACTATGTAGGAATGAAAGTAGGCAAAATGAAAATCGACAGCATCATTGTTGATGAAAAATATTTAGTTAGACATAATATTAGAAGATATTTAATATATTTAACAGGAGATGAGGGAGTTATGTTATGGAAAAACATAGAAGGACTTCCCGTCGTAGTTGAATATAATTTAAATTTCTAGTGAGAACGATGACCACTATCCTTATTCGTTTACCCAAGCGATTCAAGGATACATTCAAATTGAACGGCGAGGAGCTTAAACTGATCACCAAGTTTGATGAGTTTGGTAACCGAGTCATGGAGGGCGAAGTTGTAAAGACTCCACTAAAGTATGACTGTCCATGTGAGGAGGGTGATACTATCTACTTCCATCATCATGTCGTGATGGAGAAAAGTCAAAGGTTTTCTTATGAGGGGGATGATATCTACCAGGTGCGTTACCACCCGGAAGACCCATATCAGTCCCAAGCATTTGCTTACAAGGATAAGGATGGAGAGATTCGTCCTATGAGCAATTGGGTTTTACTTGAGCCAATCGTTGCCGAGTCAAAACTCAAGAGTGATGTATTAGAGATTATAACTTTTGAAGAGGAGCAAAACACCGATGGTATCATTACGATGCTAACGGATGAGATGAAGGTTAACGGACTCCGCAAGGGGGATCGGGTGCGCTTTTCTAAAAACTCGGACTACGAGATCGAGATCGAGGGAAAGAAGTATTGGCGAATGAAGATGTCTGATCTAGAACTGATCTATGGCTAAAAAGGAATTTACCACGATCGGGGCTTCCGAGAAACTCATGAAGAGTATGGAGGTGGCTATCGAAAATATGATTGGCGAGATCAGAAAACCAATTGACCCAGAGATTGGTGGTACACAAAGAAAAGCCGAATTACAATCTATAAAGCAAACGGCGGTGGATTGTAAGGAACTAATCATTGAAAGACAACGCCTAGAGCAGATGGTAAAAGATTTGAAGAACAGTGGAGAAATCTCGGAAGAAAAAGATTACGGAGGAGGATTCGCAGAAAGGTTCTCTAAATAGAGACCCTCGATACATCTTCCTATATTGGGACGATTATGACTTACAAGATAACAACCGGGATGTGTAGTTGTGGTTCTTTGGACTTCAAACACACATGCCCATATAGAGAAAAACACGAGCAAGATATAGAGACTTTGTGCGATTGCTGCGAAGCGTGTATAGAGGCTTGTGCTAATGAATGCTAACCAATTAATTATGTCAAGAGAAAAAGAATTTAAAGTATTCCAGGACGCAGTAAAACTACTAGTCCTTTACCAGGCATCACTCGATGCTATGGATGATTTCAAGGGCACATCCCTTTACAAGCACGATGTTAAGAAGATGATGAACACCCTCGAAAAGAAGATCGAGTTTATGATCAGAAAGCCCTTGGGGACAGTTGATGCTGATCCAAAGACAAGTGAACTGTTCACGGCTCTACAAGAACGGATAGAGATGATTAACTCTTTGACCACTGTTGAGTTGGCTCAATTGAAGTGGACAATAGAAGAACATAGAGAAGAAGTGGAAACTAAAAAGTAAGGGTATAACCTCACGAGATTTGATTTCGGTAAGGCTATAACCTTACGAAACCTTTAACACCAAAGAGAGATGATAGATTTTCAAGTATTAGTATTGATACTCCTTTTTGGAGTGTCTGTTTTTTTCGCCTTAATGACGAATAAGAAAAAGTGAAAAACTTCAAAAACATAATTACACCTGAAGAGGCTAGTGCCTTGGATAAAGAAATGTCCAATGCGTTTCTAAAGAGAAGAGACACCCCCGATGTTGTGTCGAGGATAGTAAAGCTCTTGTGTGATTATTATGAAGTTGAGATTTGTGACAAGTCTTTTTGGAGAGTAGAGATAGAACCAAAGGGACATGACTGGCATGTAGATAAAGGCAATAGAGGTCATATGGCTTGGTGTCAAGTGGGTGCTAGTGTTTTACTATCTAATGACTTTGAAGGAGGAGATACCCATTACAAGTGGGGAAAGGTTGACCGGGAAATATACGAACTGATCTCACATTCATCGGACATACAACACAAGGTAGACCCACATACCGGGAATAGAAGAGTACTCTTAATATTTATATGATGGATATCATTGACCTTTGCTATAGAGATTTAGAAGAATATGGAATAGAAAAAGATTAGGCATTATGAGTTATGTTACAGACCCAATTGCAAAACAAGTAATCGATTGTGTGTTACGCCGTAACGCAAAGATGTTTACCGAACTTGGTACGGATAGCACAAAAGAAGAGTATGATAACGCTCGAAGGATAGAAAACGAGCGGTTGCAGAAGGTGAGAAAATTCGATCCAGAAAAAATCGATAGAATGCTAGTCGAATGAGATCAGTAGAACAACAGGCTATTCGATTAATAAAGAGCAGTGGTAGTTTACAAGGTGCTATAAAGCAATGCAAACAAATTATTTATATGCAAACGCCGAATACCTATCAAAAGAAGGTGATTCAATATGAATTAATTTTACAGTACCTAGAAAATTCTACCACATATGGTGGTGTATAGCGGTAATCTCACATTTAGGCTCGGTGCAATTTTGCACCACATACGCATCAGATGAGGCACATGCACAAAGTAAAACACTAGCAATTAGTATAATTATCTTTCTCATATCAATGTTAATTTAATGTAAAGTAAGAAAAATAAAATAAATGGCTGGTATAAAAGAGCTCGAAGACTTTGATGATTCGGTAATAAACATCTGTATGAATGATACAGAAGGGGAAGTTATAGAGTTGTCAGGTCTCTACATACAATTACCTAAAGTTCCCCAAAAGGGAACTATTTTGTTTTCCGACCTACCTAAAAAGGATCAGTATTGGAGGAGGATACCCATGCCCCAAGAGATGTCTCGTATACGCTCCATGGATGAGTGGTTGGAGATGCCTAAAGAATTTAGAAACAGACACCTCGCCTACATCAAGCAAGAGTTTGAAAGAAGAAATAATGGCGTTTGGTTTATGAATAATGGTGTAGCCACTTACATTACCGGGAGACACTACATGATGCTCCAATGGTCAAAAATTGATATTGGATATCCGTACTATTTAGAGTTTCAACAAAGACTTTTCGTCCACCAAAAAGCGTGTGAGATCGACCCCCGATCACTAGGTCAAGTATACACCAAGTGTCGCCGTAGCGGATACACAAACATGAGTGCTTGTACCCTAGTTGATGAAGGCACACAGGTAAAGGAAAAATTACTTGGTCTACAATCCAAGACGGGTAAGGATGCTCAAGAGAATATCTTCATGAAGAAGATTGTTTCAATATTTAAATCCTACCCATTCTTTTTCAAGCCCATACAAGATGGTACTACCAACCCTCGTATGGAACTTGCATTCCGAGAACCTGCAAAGAGAATCACCAAGAAGAATAAAACTGCTCAACAAGGCGAAGCCCTAAATACAATAATCAATTGGAAGAACACAACCAATAATGCATACGATGGTGAGAAACTACATATGCTGTACTTGGACGAGGCAGGTAAGTGGGAAAAGCCTACCGACATTCGTGAAGCATGGCGTATTCAAAGAACATGTCTTATCGTAGGTCGTAGAGTGATCGGGAAGTGTTTGATGGGTTCGACTGTAAACCCTATGAGCAAAGGGGGGAAAGAATACAAGGAACTCTGGCAAGATAGTAGTCCGTACCAACGAAACAAAAACGGAAGAACAAGATCGGGTCTATATAGAATATTCATTCCTTCATACGAAGCACTCGAAGGATTTTTTGACATCTACGGAAATCCCGTTATAGAAGACCCGGACCAACCTATAAAAGGTATTGACGGAGAGGTGATCGATATCGGTGCAAAAACATTTTTAAAAAACGAAAGAGAGTCTTTAAAGAATGACCACTCGGAGCTCAACGAGGTGATACGACAGTTCCCTTTTACGGAAGACGAAGCCTTTCGTGATAGTATACAAGGGTCTCTTTTTAACCTAACGAAGATATATGAACAAACGACATATAACGATAATCTCTTCCCTAATCCAGTTGTAAGGGGTAACTTTGCTTGGAAGGATGCTATACAAGATTCGAAGGTTGTATTCCATCCAGATATTAATGGGCGGTTTCATATATCTTGGCTTCCCCCAGCCGATATACGAAACAACATGGTTATAGAGCGAGGTATCAAGAAACCTGGAAATGCTCATATCGGTGTTGGTGGGGTCGATAGTTACGACCTCGATGCTACGCTTGATGGTAGAGGTTCTAAAGGCGCATTGCATCTTTATAATAAATTCAACCTTGCCTGCCCTTCTAATATGTTCGTGGTCGAATACGCTTCAAGACCACCACTAGCCAAAATATTTTATGAAGATGTATTGATGTGTGCGGTATTCTATGGATATCCACTACTCATAGAAAATAACAAGTATGGAATCGTAAGATACTTTGAACAAAGAGGATACGATGGATATATAATGGATAGACCTCAACACTTGACATCTTCTTCTTCAAGAGTGAATGTCAAGACAAAAGGTATACCATCTAACTCTGCTGATGTTATCCAATCACATGCACAAGCGGTTGAAGAGTATATACATAACTATGTAGGTACTAACGACAACGATGGCTCGATGGGTAACATGTATTTTTCTCGAACCCTAGAAGATTGGATCGGGTTTAAGATTGATAATCGTACAAAATACGATTTAACAATTTCAAGCGGTCTTGCCTTATTAGGGGCGCAAAAAGTCAAACAAGAAAAAAAGCAGTCTGACTTTAGTGAGAAAAAATTCTTTAGGAGGTATAAGCTCTAGTACCCTAGGCTCAACACCTTGTATTAATTGGTATATTTGCATGAATAGATATCTCACGAAATGTTTGATAATCAACAAGAAAACGAAAGGTACGGCAACTTCCCTGATCCACTAGCATCACCTGAAATAAAGGCGAGTAAATCTTATGGATTAAAATATGCTAAAGCAATTGAAGGTCAATGGGGTAGCTCGGATGACGAGGGTTCTTTGTATTACCGAAGAAAAAAAGAATTTGAGACCAATCGTGATTATGCGAATGGTACTCAAGACACATCTCGTTACAAGCAGATTCTAAACAGTCTTGACCCAAACAATGGGGACGGCTCATTGCTTAACCTTGATTGGTCACCCGTACCTATCATTCCTAAATTCGTAAAAATTGTAGTCAACAAGATTTTGTCCGCTGATCCATATCCAAATGTGGAGGCAGTTGATCCGTTGTCTCAAACCGAAAAGGACAAAAGAAAAAATAAACTCAAAGGTCAAATCATGACTAGAGACTTCTTGATGAAAGCCAAGGAGTTAGGTATAGCCACTGATGTTGACCCGGAATCCATTCCAGAAAGTTTGGAAGAAGCCGAAATCTTCATGGACACAAATGTGAAGACGGAGGCAGAGGTCGCTGCACAACTTGCAACGCAAATGACACTTAACTGGAACAACTTCCATGACACCACATATCGTAGAGCGGTATCTGATCTTGTTACCAATGGTATGGCGGTGGTCAAAAGAAACAACGATCCAAACCACGGAATCACCGAGGAGTATGTAGACCCATCGTATTTTATTCATAGTTACACCGAAGACCACAACTTCGATGACATGGTATATGCGGGTCACATCAAGCGTATTACAATCCAAGAGTTGAAGCGACTTGCAGGTGAGCAATTCGATGAAGAGACCTACGAGAAAATAGCAAAGACTGTTCGCAACCGATTCCAAAACAACCCTAGCCGATTGACACATTCTTATTACGATAAGAACTTGCAAAGAGCGACTTATGGTTATGATGAGTATTTTGTTGAGGTTCTAGACTTTGAATTCTTGTCTATTGATAAGATGTACTTTGAAGAGAAGGAGACTCGACATGGACACACAGGGTTCTATTACAAGGGACACGAATACAAAGCACCAACGGAAAGCGTATACGAAAGACAACCACACTGCATGACTAACACAACATTGTATGGTGGTTCTTTTATTATTGGTACAAAGTATGTGTTCAATTATGGTCTACAAAAAAATATACCAAAGAACATACACGATATCACCAAGACTAAACTATCGTATCATGTAATCTCTACCAACCTTCGCCGTATGATGCCGAAGTCTTTGGTTTCTGGGATTATTAGTTTTGCCGATCAGTTGCAGTTGTCTCATTTGAAACTACAACAAGCAATCGCTAAAGCAAAACCCGATGGTCTAATCATTGATATCGAAGGTCTTGAGAATGTACAATTAGGTAGAAGCGGAAGCCTTGAACCACTTGAACTCCAGGACATTTACGAACAAACGGGTGTGTTCTACTATAGAAGTAAAAACCCAGAAGGAGGATTCCAAAACCCACCTGTTCGTGCAATTGACAATCAGATAAGAAACATCAACGAACTTATCGGTATTTACAACCACAACCTTCGGATGATTCGTGATGCTACAGGTATCAATGAAGTGATGGATGGTACATCTCCTAAAGGGGATCAGTTGGTTGGTGTTCGTCAACAACAACTTGCAGCGGGTAATAACGCAATATATGACATCACCCATTCGGCACAAGTTCTCTACAAGCGTGTAGCCGAAGATGTCATTAAATGTTTGCAAATCATCCCGGAAGGAAGCGTTCTCTATCGTATATATTCGAATGCAATCGGAGAAACCAACATGGGTATTTTGAGTAGTTTCAAAGACCTGCCTATGTACAACTTCGGTGTTCGTGTTGTTGCAGCCATGGACGACATGGATAGACAATACATGGAGCAAAACATTCAAATCGCATTAGGTCAACAAGAAATTGACCTAGAGGATGCTATCGCTATTCGCAATCTTCGTGATGTGGATCAGGCTGAACGACTGCTCATCCTCCGTAGAAAGAAGAGAATCAAGCAAAAGCAAGAGGCTCAAATGCAAAACATTCAAGCTCAAGCTCAAGCCAATGCACAAACGCAACAACAATCTACACAATTAGAGTTGCAGAAGAAGCAGGCTGAAGCACAACTTGAAATGCAGAAGATTCAAATGGAAGCCAAGATTAAGGCTCAAATGATGCAGTTGCAACATCAATATGACAAAGAGATTCAAGCAATGAAATCTCAAATCGTATTGGCTCAAACACAGGGTGGTAATTCTTTCCGTCAAAACCTTGAATTTATGAAGGAAGATCGTAAAGATGAGCGCATTGAAAAACAAGCGGTCGAGCAATCTAAACTGATCTCACAACGACAAGGGAAGCGAGAAGAACTCGAAGACGGAGACGATTTAGCACAAATTTTTAACAACCAATAAGTTAGTATCTTTGCAATATGGCTACAGTTATAAATCTTGATAACGCTCAAAGAGTTGACATCACATGTCGTAAAGGGGACACTTTTAAAATAGAACTCACCTTTACCGATGATGATGGAGATGCTATTGACCTATCTTCTTACAGTTGGAAGATGGATGTTAAAGAGACGGCTACTTCAAGCGGAGATATCATTGGTGACTCGAGCTTTACCTATACGGGTAATGAGCAGGGAAAACTTACAGTAGGTGCTACCGCTGCAACAATGGCAGCAGCCACTTCAGGTGTGTTTGTTTATGATTTACAATCAGACAACGGGGGTACCATTAAGACATGGATTTACGGAGTGTTCAAGATTAACGAAGACATAAGTGAGTAATTTAGAAGTAAAGAGCGGTGATCAGGTATCTGTAAAATTAGCAAACGCTACAGTTAACGCCACAAAAATATCGTAGCCATCCACAAGGGTTGCGATAAAAGGCGTGATTGCTAGTAAACCCGCTACATCTTCTTATGAACACGATCAGGTTGGTTCAAGTGACTCTTGGAGCATAACTCATAACCTAGGTAAAAAGCCTAGCGTTACTGTGGTAGACACAGCAGACACAGTGATATTTGCAGAGGTAAGTTATACGGACGACAATTCTCTAGTTGTTACACTATCTGCCCCTACCTCGGGTAAGGCATATTTAAACTAAATTTGTAAAACAATAAAAAAAGACCATAATGGCTATTAAGTTTTTAAGTAGTTTAGAAGTTGATGGTAATATTACGTTTACGGCGAATGGTTCGCTGCAACTTATAAACGCATCATTCCAGCAAGTAACCGCTGATCCTTCAACAAACAACTTCGAGGGTCGTATGATTTATCGTACCGACACTGATAAGATTCGTTACTTCGATGGTACTAATTATCAAGATGTAGGTACAACATACACGCTTCCAACTGCAACCACTACTACCCTTGGTGGTGTTAAGATCGATGACTCGACAATCGGCATTTCAAATAGTGTCATCTCCGTAAAGAATAGTGGTGTAACACTAGCAAAAATCGCCAACATTGCAGACGATACAATCCTCGGTAATGTGAGCGGTTCTGCCGCTGCGCCTTCCGCTCTTACTGCTGCGAATGTTCGTACAATGATTAATGTTGCAAATGGTGCAACAGCCAACAATGGGGCACTTGCGGATTTAGATTCTGTAGACACCAATCAAATTACAGGTGATGCAGTGACATCAGCAAAAATAGCAGATAATGCTATCTCTGACGAACACCTTGATGTAACTGCAATTACAGGTCAAACTGATCTTGGTAGTGCGTTTGCTGATGCTGATACGTTACTTGTATATGATGCCTCGGCGACTGCATTAAAAGAGGGTACTGTTAAGAATCTTGCAAACTACATGCAAGACGAACTTACTTTTACTACCAACACATTCCGTACAGTTACGGCTGGTGGTAATACATTAGGAGCTTCAGAAACACTAGCATTCACAGCAGGTAGCAATATCACAATTACTGAATCGGCTGGTGCAGTTACTATCGCTGGTACTGCTAACGATGATGTAAGTAAGGCAAACTTAATTACTGCTCTTGCATCATTTACTAGTGAGGACACTGTAAACATTGGTGACTCTGGTGACGATACTACTGTTGTTATTCGTGGTAATTTACAAGTAGATGGTACTACGACTACAGTAAACTCTGCTACACTTGATATTGCTGATAATGAAATTACTCTTAATAGCGACCTCCCTGGAGATACTGGTCCTACCGAAAATGCAAGTATCATTGTCAATCGTGGATCAGGTACGGACACCGCAATTCGTTGGAACGAATCAACCGATAGATGGCAGTTCACAAACGATGGCTCTACATATGTAGACTTTGTTTTAGCAGATACAAACACTCAAAGATCAGATGAGTCCGTTCGTGATGTCACCACAGCACAAATTGTTACTAATGGTTCTCATACCAATATTACTATTACGGATGACGATGCAGGTAATGGTATAGACTTCTCTGTTGCAACGGCTACTTCAAGTGCGCTTGGTGTTGCTCGTGTCGATGCAGGTGAGGGTATCGATGTAAGTGTTTCAAGTGGTGTGTTTACTGTAGCGGGAGAAGATGCCTCTACTTCTAACAAGGGTATTATCGAAATTGCTACCTCTGGTGAGGTAACCACAGGTACGGACACTGCTCGTGCGGTAACGCCAAAAGGTATTGCGGATACAATGTACTCTGCTACGCTTGTTTCTAGTGGTGATGCAAACATTACTGTAGCGGATACTAATAAGACTTGGACTCTTCGTCACAACCTTGGGAGCCGTGATGTACATGTTACCCTTCGTCAAGCAGGTAGTCCTTACAAGCAAGTGTTTGTTGATTCGGAAAGCAAGGATACTAATAATACAATTTTAAGATTTACCACCAACCCTGGAGATAGCAACTATGTAGTCTTCATTAGTAGAGTTGTTGGATAATTATTATATTGAATCTTATAAATAAACTAGGAGGGGGGAGGTTAAAACCTCTCCCCTTTTTTAATAATTGAATATGGCTATTAAGCATTTATCGGACATTGAAGTTGACGGATCGATTTACATCGGTAGCACCGAGGTTATTGATGAGACAGGTGCATGGGTAGGAAGCAATAGCGGTCTTAAGGGAGAGCCGGGTTCCAATGGTTCCAATGGTACTAACGGAACCAATGGTACAAATGGGGACAAGGGGCAGAAAGGTCAGAAGGGGCAGGGCGGAACCAATGGAAGTAATGGAACTTCTGCTACTATTAGCGTTGGTACAACTAGTACAGGTGAAGGTGGTTCCGATGCTTCAGTTTCAAATAGCGGTACAGATAGTGCAGCAATATTTGATTTTACTATTCCTCGTGGATCAGACGGAGCCAAGGGACAGAAAGGTGCACCGGGAACCAACGGAAGTAATGGTTCTAACGGAACCAATGGAGACAAAGGGGAAAAGGGTGCGCCGGGGTCTAACGGCTCTAACGGAACCAATGGGGATAAGGGAGAGCCGGGGTCTAACGGCTCCAACGGAACCAATGGGGATAAAGGACAGAAAGGTGCGCCTGGGTCTAATGGGTCTAATGGTACGAATGGATCAGCTGCTACTATTACTATAGGAACAGTTTCTACAGGAGATGCAGGTAGTGATGCTAGTGTATCCAATAGTGGAAATAGTCAAGATGCTCAATTTGATTTTACCATTCCTCGTGGATCAGACGGAGCTAAAGGAGCTAAAGGAGCACCCGGTTCTAATGGATCGAATGGGACGAACGGAGACAAAGGAGATAAAGGGGCACCCGGTTCTAATGGTTCTAACGGAACCAATGGAGATAAGGGAGAGCCAGGTTCAAACGGAAGCAATGGAACCAATGGGGACAAGGGCAACAAGGGGCAGAAAGGAGCTCCAGGGAGTAACGGAAGTAATGGTTCAAACGGAAGTGCTGCAACAATTACGATAGGCACTGTTGAAACTGTAGGATCAGATGAATCCGCTACAGTATCCAATAGTGGAAATAGTCAAGATGCTCAATTTGACTTTCAAATTCCGCAAGGTGCAAGTGGAAGTAAGGGGCAGAAAGGTGCCCCAGGGAGTAACGGAAGTAACGGAACTAACGGAGATAAGGGCGAACCTGGAGCGAATGGCTCGAACGGAACTAACGGGACTAACGGAGACAAAGGGGCAAAGGGTGAGCCGGGAACGAACGGGACTAATGGCTCTAATGGGACTAATGGCGATAAAGGTGAGCCGGGTTCAAATGGTAGTAATGGAACGAATGGAACCAACGGAGACAAGGGAGACAAGGGTGCGCCGGGGTCTAATGGGACGAATGGTTCTAACGGGACTAACGGAGATAAAGGTGATAAAGGTGCGCCGGGAGGTTTTACCACCGACTCAAATGCACAAGTAAATAGTCTTGGCGTTGGTACTTCAGCCTCGGGTACAACTGGTCATATTAGAGCCACAAATGATATTGTAGCATTTTACTCTTCGGATGAAAGGCTTAAAGAAAACATTACACCTATAGGATCAGCACTAGAAAAACTGCTCCAAGTAAGTGGTGTTGAATTTGATTGGATAGAGAATGAAAAGTTGCACCCAAACAAAGGTCACGATGTCGGTGTGATTGCACAACAAATCTTAAAAGTATTGCCAGAGGTTGTTACCCAAAGAGACAATGGCTATTATGCAGTTCGATACGATAAAGTAATTGCGTTATTGATTGAAGCCATAAAAGAACTAAACAATAAATTAGAAACTTGCGATGGCTTTACAAAAAAGCGGAAGTATTAGTCTTCAGCAGATATCTCAAGAATTAGGTCAAGCAGATGAAGATATATCTTTAAGAACTCTTTCTGATCTCGTAGACTTCACTGAACCACATGGTGTTTCAGAATTCTATGGATACTCTTCGTCTAGTGAGAAATTTTGGGATTACGCTGGGTCAAACGATCGTATTGTTTGGCGTGATAGTTCTCCGGGCATCAGCGGTTCTTCTGCCGATATATCTTTTAGTTTTTGGTTTAGAATAGACCGAAGTTCAAAAGACAATCTATTGTTTTTTGACCTATATCCTCAAGGTGCGACTACCAATGCTAATCGTTTGTTCTTGGTTTACTCTGCTAATATCAATCGATTTATAGCAAGGTATCGTTCAAGCTCTATTAATTTTGATAGACACTGGGCGTTACACGACAATAGTTCTATTACGGGCATAACCAACTCCTCAACAGGTCTTGTGACATCCCAGCGAGGAAACGTCAATTCAGACAATTTTTGTCATATAGTGATTACTTACGATGGTTCTCAATCTACTGCAACTTCTGCGTTTAAGATGTATTGGAATGGATCAGAGTTAACTACACAAGCAAACAATAACAATGGGAGTCGTTCTAATTTTAACTACACTGAAATCACTTGGGGAAATGATTTTAATAATGGTACGGGTGATGACTCGGGCTATGACCATATGAGACTTTATGGAAAGGTTTTGTCTTCTTCCGAAGTTTCTTCGATATATAATTCAGGTACACCTGTAAATAGTTTTAAAGACGGAGTCACAAGTAGTCTACTATTAGAAGATCGAGCAGAGGCATCAACACCCGTAGACTCTCAAGGAAATTGGACAAGATATGCTTCGAGTGGAACCCTAACAAATTTGTAGCATGAGTGATTGGACTAAAGATAGATATGACGAACAAGGTGTAGTTTGGGAGGTTTGGTATCGTTATGCTATACCCGTTTTCTTTGGAACGGAAGAGGAATGTGATCAGTTTATAGAGGAAAATTCACAATAATATTCTAAATTAGTGACAATTAAATTTATTGTCATTTGAATATTGTCTTCCATGTTGGATACTCCAAAAGTGATTGGAGTCCAAAATCAATCGATCTTACAGGTCTTGGCGGAACGGAGCAGTGCGTTATGTACCTCGCCCAAGAACTCTCTTTCTTACATAATGTATATGTAGTTGGTGATGTAGAAAATGGTGTCTACGGATCAGTAGAGTACATAAACATGAACCACGAGATGTACAATGATGTCAAGGCTATGGACATAGATGTACTAATCGGAGTTAGTTATGTAAACTTCCTTGTTGACTTTGAAGGTTGTCGAGTAAATAAATATGTTTACTGGGCGCACAATACCGAACCACATTGGTGGTGGAGGGGAGAAGAACTGCCCAAGTCTATACTTAATCGTATCGATGGCTTTGTCTTCTTAACCAACTGGCATCACGATGACTTCTGCTCTAGATATAAGATTCGTCCCGATCAAAGTAAATACGTTATTGGTAATGGGGTAAGGACTAAAAACTTCTACCCATCGGAGGATAAAGAAAATGCTTTTATATACACCTCACATGCCGAGCGTGGTCTTAAGACTGTGTTAGAAGATGGGCTTGTAGATTCTACAGGCTATCCTCTCCGAGTTGCTACACCTCAATACGGAGTAGAATATCTAGAGAAAAACTTTGATAGAAATAAGTTTGAGTACCTAGGAAGCCTACCACAATCTCAATTGTACTACGAGATGTCTAAAGCTCGTTATTGGTACTATCCAACACAATACAACGAAACATATTGTATAACCGCTCTAGAGATGTTGGGTCATGGTGTCATTCCTATTATTGACAATCCAATAGCGGGTCTTAAGGAAACACTACAATCCTTTTACATTACTCGTGAAGAATATGAAACTGGTGCGTATTGGTGGAATGAAGAAGAGGCGATGAAATATGTCTCGTCAAGAGATTGGTCTATAGTAAAAAGTGAGTGGAACAAGGTTTTAGATTATACCATACCAAGGGTTAGTTCTTATGTAATTAGTCTTGATTACATGCCTGATTTTTCCAACAAGGCTAAAGAGATTATAGATTGTGAAACTTCCCTAGTTAGAGCCATAGACAATAAAGAAGAAAAGCCAACCTTTGATTACAAGTTGTTTGACTGGAAGATCGACAGTGAAAACACATGGTACAATAGACCACTCAAGGAAGGAGAGGTAGGTTGTATGTTGTCTCATATCTCTGTGCTAAAACAAGCCTATGATTATGGTGAAGATTATGTGTTGATTTTAGAAGAGGACTTTAAGCCTATCAATCCTCTACAACTAGAGCAACTGCCCGATCACCCTTGGGATATTTTATTCCTAGGAAGAAATCCCATGACGGATGACCAAGAAGTTGTTAATGAGCAGTTTGTTGTTCCTGGATACGGATATTGTACTCATGCAATTCTATATCGTAGATCGGGAATAGAAAAGATATTGCAAGGGCAACCCGAAAATTATATCATGCCTTGGGACGAATACCTTGCAGCAACCTATTCTAATCATCCAAGAAAAGACCTAAACTTTATATGGAGAGATATTAATGCTCTTGCCTACAAACAAGATATTGTAACTCAAACAAGCACTCAAGTATCTTCTAAAACGGAGAACACACCATTTGTTGGAGAACCCATAGACTACCTTTTGGATGGTAGTGATTGGGATGCGTGGAAACAAAGATGGCTTTCTTATGAAGCCTTAACCAAAGAATGGGACTTAATCGTTGATGAACCCATCATTAATGTATTTACATTCCCATTATTCAATGAAGACTTTTGTAAGCGTGTTATAGAATACGCAAATGAAATGGATCAGTGGGAAACGGATCGTCACGACTACTATCCTACTATTGATGTATTACTTGAAAAGATAGGGCTTAATGAACTGTATGCCAGGGTGTTAAAGGAGTACGCAGATGAGTGTGCTATACATATGTGGGGGCTTGAAGGTAAGAATTGGAGAAGCCTTGAGAGTGAAAACTTCATGATTAAGTACACCGAAGAAAAGCAAGGACACTTAAGCCTCCACCATGACTATTCTGATCTCTCGTATGTGTTAGCGTTAAACGAAGAATATACTGGTGGGGGTACATATTTTTTACGACAAAAAGCATTACACAAAGGAATCACAGGACACATCTCGCTACACCCAGGTGCTATTAGCCACAAACATGGGGGAAGACCTGTCCACAAAGGGGAGCGATATATAATCGTTTCCTTTTGTAGGTTCCCTAGATAATATTATATTTGACTAATTAAATTAAATTATGGCGACCAAGAAAATCACCAAGAGCCTTTTAGAAAACCTACAGAAGTCGTTTTCTCAAAAAGCAGAAATAGAAAAAAACATAACGCAAGTCTCAATCAACATTGCTACATATCAAAAGTCTTTGTACAAAGCAATGGATGAGATGGAAAAAATAAACGGCAAGATTACTACTCTTCGTAATAAACTTCAAGAGAAATACGGAGACAATGTAAAGGTCGATCTTTCAAATGGGAACATTGTGGAAGAGTAGCATTCTCATGACAATGAGGATTTAGTTGGTTAGTGAGGGGTCGCATTTTGTGACCCCTTTCTTTTTATCTTTGTTGAATGGACAGTAAGTTGAGAGAAAGAATCAAGAGACTCCTAAAAAAGCATGGTCTTAAAGGAGTAAACAAGCCAAAGCGTACACCGAACCACCCTACAAAGAAGGGTATGGTGTTGGCTAAAGAAGGTAACAAGATTCGTATCATACGATTTGGTGATCAGAAGATGGGTCACAATTATTCCGCTGCGGCTCGTAAATCTTTCAAAGCTCGCCATGGTAAGAATATCAAGAAAGGCAAAATGAGTGCTGCCTATTGGGCAAACAAACTCTTTTGGGCTGGACCTAGTGGTAGCAAGAAAAAACCACCAAAATCACAAAAGGTTAAGAAGTACGAAGAGGGTGGAGCGGTTCCGCCTCCAGGGAAAGAGTTGACCTACCAAGAACTGCTCGAATATGTAGCAATGAAAAAGGGAGGTACTACGGAGCAACTCGAAGACATGATGAATAGAATCATCTATCACGAGAGCGGTGGTGACCCCAAGAAAAAACAAGTAGGTGGTGGACCGGGTAGCGGTGCATTTCAATTTGAATCTCAACAAGGCGGTGGTGGAATCATTGCCGTAAATCGTGCCTATAATATAACGGAGGGTAAACAAACATCTTTCCCCGAACTTGCCGAGTACGACACCCCCTCTTGGATTAAAGAGGCGTATCCTCAAAAGTCATTTGATGCTAGTAAGGTAGACATGGAGCAACAAAAGTATTTGTTCCTTATGAATCAACTAGCGCATCCAAAGGCTGATCTAGGCAAGTATCTACAAGGCGATATGTCATTGTTTGACTATTGGGCAAAATACCATTGGGCAGGCAAAGAATCTGATATAGAAGCCCGTAAGAAAAATTGGGATGCTCGAATGGATGTTTATGATAAAAAACTAACAAAACAAAACTAATTGGAATGACACCAAAAGAGATATCAGAAAACACAGTAGTAGGTCTATCCCTAAAAACTATTGGCGCATTTGCGGCAGTGGTTGGGGCTGTTACTATTGGCTACTTCGATCTTCAAGCAGGAATCGAAGAGGCAAAAGCCTTGCCAGAACCTGTGATTAGCCGAACAGAATACGACCTAAAAGATGAGCTTGTTCGTGAGACCATCATGAATACTCAAGAGGATGTTGAAGATATCAAAAAGCAATTAGACAAAATAGAAGAACGCTTATTTGAAATGAAATGAAACACCTAGTCCTAGCCACAATACTGCTCCTAATACCCTCTTCGGCTAATACTAAAGAAGAGAGCATCAAAGTAAAAGGAGTTGTGATGGTACATTACAATGCCGAGTTCAACGCTACCAATAATTATGTTGATGTAGCACGAGTAAAAGACTGCAAGGTATTTACTGCTTGGATAGACAAAGAGCCTGAATTAAAACAAGCTCAAGGCATTAGATCAGTGCCTACGATTATTCTTTATAACAATGGTAAAGAGTTTAAGCGTTGGGAGGCAGGACTTAAAATGAAGTTAGATATGCACTACTCGGAACTACAAGAAGAAGTAGATAAGTTGACCGGGGCAAATAAATGGTAACATGAAAAGAACTTTACTACTTACATTTTTCATTATATCCTTTCCTGTTTTTAGTCAAAACATAGTCAAGGACTTCTTTAAGTATAGTACAGTATATACTAGTGCTATGGCTGCTTCTCCTATGGAAGCACAAACGGAATACTTTGTAACGCAACTAGGGGAGTTACAAGATGTAACCATAGACAACCCTTTTGATTATCGTGCGACTATTGGTATCCGCAGGGTAGCGAGATTTGATTACGAGAATCGTCAAAATAGATTTTACGATGGTCACAATCAATCCAACACCTCTACTAGCTCAACAGTCGGATCGGTCAATGGATTTGAGTATTTAGCCCAATATGATGAGGGTCGTCAACAAGGTAGAGAGTATATTAATCAACGATACTTCTTAAGATACCTTTCCAAGCATTGGATGGTAAAAGGAGAGTTTTACAACCAAGGTCTTGTCAACCTAGACTACACTCAAGTAGACACTCGTTTAAGAATCCACATTGGAGAACTTGATTTTAGTGCAGGTGCTGCCGTACGTCAACACCGCCCATACGGATACAACCCGATCGCCGAGTATCTCCAAGATAAAGCGTGGTGGGATTTAGCATACGAATACGGATACGATGATATTGCATATTCTATTGATGTCGATTTAGATGGTGAGATGGATAGATATGATTGGTTTTGGTGTGATATGTACGGAGAAAAAGTTGCCGACACCGATGCTGATTTTAGACGATACATCTACGGAGACATTGTTAATGACTATAACAAAGCCCGTCTTGATGAGGTCGGTTTTCTTGCCTCATTATCTGCTATCTTTGGCGTGGATTATTACCACTACACAGAAGACTTTTGGATTCATTCCTGGACCAATGTGTTGCCTTACCACAAACATGTTTATGGAGACCACATGTTTTCTTATGAGCAGTTTGCGGATAATCTAGAAGAAACTAACCATTGGATTGATGGGCAGTGGATTGATTATAGCGCAGGTGCTGTTTTAGGATATAAGGTAGGACTACATTGGGGAGTCTTTGTAGAAGGTGAATACATGAAGTATTGGGATAGAGAACTATACTCAATAAAATGCGGACTTAATTATCAATTTAGATAACAATGAAACACTTAAAAGTATTTTGGCTCTGGATTAAGGAGACACATAAAAGATTTTGGGCTTATTGGTTTGGCTACACCGAAGCCGATGAAAAAGTTATAGCAGCAATGAATGAAGCGCAGTCTCGTGTAAAGAAGGCTGTGGATGAAGCCGATGATGTTATAGATGCCTTGAAGGGCAAGTAGTTACCTCAACATTTTTTTAACCATTTAAACTATCTTTGTAATGCAAGGACAAGACTCTTTTGCCTCTTGGGTAAACGAATTAGAAACGGCGGATCAGCCAACATGCAACATTTCAAACCCAGAGGAATGTGAAGCGTGTGGCTCATGACATGGTGTGAAGTAGAACCTGTCGAATGCCCTTGTGGAAACTGTAAGTGCTATGAAAGTAAAAAGAAAAAAAGGAAAAAAGGAAGTAATGGTAAAAGCCCCAAGTGGTTACCATTGGATGGATCAGAGAGGTCGCTACTACCTTATGCCTCATGAAGGTAAATTCACACCTCATGAAGGGGCATCTTTAGAAATGCCTTTCAAAGTAATTACAAAACACTCGTAGAAATAGACCGCTCCATTAGGGGCGGTTTTATTTTTTATCTTTGTGCTATGGCTACCTCAAAAAAGAAAAACCCTAAACTTTGGAAGAGAATTGTTGCTCGTATCAAGGCGGGAAGCAAAGGTGGAAGATCGGGACAATGGTCGGCTCGTAAAGCTCAACTCGCTGTCGCTGCATACAAGAAAGCCGGGGGTGGATATAAGGGTAAGAAGTCAAGTAAAAATAAACTTGCAAAGTGGACAAAGCAAAAATGGACAACAAGCGATGGTAAGCCAAGTAAAGGTAAAAAGAGATACCTACCTGCTAAAGCATGGAGAAATCTTACGGCAAGTGAAAAACGAGCTACGAACGCAGCCAAAGCAAGAGGCAATAAAAAAGGTAAGCAGTTTGTGAAGCAACCTAAATCCATAGCAAAAAAGACCGCTCGATATCGTAAGTAGAAAAGTCTTATTTTTACAGAATGAAAGTTAAGTACAATAAGGGAGGTAAAAGCCCAGTCGATCCACCACAGACTTCACCAGATAGTAAGTCTAAATATAACATAGGTAATATGTATTTCGTAGGTGAAGAGGCTGATCGCTTAATTGCCTTCGATGAGTATTTAGAAAAGCAGTTTCCAAACCTAGACTTATTTCAAAGAGCAGAGCAAGTTGAGAAGTTTTTAAAAGCAGATGCTCATAAGAGTAACGAGGCTATGGATTCTTATTCGGTAGACCCATCGTTAGCGGAAGTAAAAGCACCAAGTCTAATGGATTCATTTGGAAGTGAGTTTGGCTCTAGTCCATTTGGTGATTCTGATCCATTTGACGATGACCCGGATATCCAACGCATGAGAGAAGAGGCTGCGGCAAGAGAAAAGAAAAAAGGAAAACGTAATAAAAGATTTGAAAACGGAGGAGTAACTATGAAAGTAAAGTATGGGAAAGGCGGATCGTCTGATGGGATGTATGCCGAAGCAGGTGCGCTGATCACAGGTCTTGCTAAAAACAAAGAGATGCGTGATGCTATGAAAGCAGAACTCGCAAAGTATGAAGATGGCGGTTCCGTAACAGGAGGCGATAAAGG